TGACGGTCTAGATGATCCAACCGGGACCGCCGGGGAGGGCTAGCTGCATTTTGGCAGGTTCAGAGATTTCGTGATCTTGATTGATGATCAATACCTGTCACTCACTGTGAGCACCCATCGGGGCTCTCCATGCGCAACCGGTCGCGCGCAACGCCGTCCGGGCAATGAGCGCCGCAATGGCGCTGACCGAGGAGACCGACATGGTGAAGGGTGGAGCACGAGCACGCTCCGGCCCCGCCCCCGACCCGACAGCACTCCGGCGCGAGCGTGATGCCGGCGAGTGGACGATCCTGCCCGCGGAGGGCCGACAGGGCGCAACGCCCGAGTGGCCGCTGATCGAGCAAGGCATCCGCGAAGTCGAGCTGTGGGAGCGTTTGTGGCGGATGCCGCAGGCGCTGATGTGGGAGCGGTACGGCCAGGATCTTGAGGTGGCGTTGTATGTCCGCCGCTTGTCCGAGGCCGAGCAGATGGACTCGGCGGTGACGCTGACGACGATCGTGAAGCAGATGGCCGACTCGCTGGGGCTGACGACTCCTGGCTTGCGGGCGAATCGGTGGCGGATCGATCGGCCTGAGGAGGCCGTGTCGGAGGGGAGTGCCCCTTCGGTGACGTCGATTGCCCCGAACTCGGCGCGGGCCCGCTTGAAGGCCGTGACCGGTGGCGGCGGCTGACGACGGCACTTGGCCGCTGGACTTCCCGACGCTGTACGTGGTGCCCGACTGGATCGCCCAGCACTGCCGGCTGGAGTCGGTGGGCGGCCTGGACTCCGCGCCACGACCGTTCGAGATGTACGACTGGCAGCTTCGGGCGACCGCGCACTTCTACCGCGTCCGCCCTGAAGCTCAGTTGGGTCAGTTGTCGACGGCATTCCACTACCGCCGCGGGCAGGTCGTCGCACCTCAGAAGTCGGGTAAGGGTCCGTGGACGGCTGGGGTTACGGCGGCCGAGGCGGTCGGGCCGGTTCTGTTCGCGGGCTGGGCTGAGGGCGGCGAGCGATACGACTGCCGGAAGTACGGCTGCGGCTGCGGCTGGGTGTACGTCTACGAGCCGGGTGAGGCGATGGGTCGGCCGTGGACGAAGCCGCTCTTGCAGATCACGGCGACGTCCGAGGACCAGACGGACAACGTCTACCGCCCTCTGCAGGCGATGATCCGTAACGGCCCGCTGGGCGAGTTGATGAAGGTGGGCGAGCAGTTCGTCCGCCTTCCGAACGACGGCCGCATCGACGTCGTGACGAGCAGCGCGCAGTCCCGCCTCGGCAACCCGATCACGTTCGCCGTACAGGACGAGACCGGAATTTGGACCGAGGGCAACAAGATGACCAAGGTCGCAACGACGCAGCGCCGCGGCCTCGCGGGCATGTCCGGCCGGTCGTTGGAGACGACGAACGGCTGGGATCCGTCCGAGAACTCGGTTGCGCAGCGCACGGCAGATTCGAAGGTCAAGGACGTCTACCGGTTCCACCGGCTGCCGCCGGGCGGCCTGTCGTACTCGAACAAGGCGGAGCGCCGGAAGATCCACCGGCATGTGTACGCGGGCAGCACGCACATCGACCTCGACGCCATCGAGGGTGAGGCCGCCGAGCTGCTGGAGAAGGAGCCGGCGGAGGCGGAGCGATTCTTCGGCAACCGCATCGTGGCCGGTACGGGTACGTGGCTCCATCGTGATCGGTGGGACGAGCGGGCCCGGCCGCGCGAGGTTCCGAGCGGGACTGCGGTCGTTCTCGGCTTCGACGGCTCCGATATTGACGACTGGACCGGATGGCGCGCCGAGACGCTGGACGGATACCAGTTCACCCCGACGTACAGCTCCCTGTCTTTGCCGACGATCTGGGATCCGGCCGACTGGGGCGGTCAGGTGCCGCGCCTGGAGGTGGATGCGGCGCTGGATGAACTGATGCGCCGCTACACGGTCGTGCGCGCGTACTGCGATCCGCCTTACTGGGAGACCGAGGTCGACACGTGGGCGGAGAAGTACGGCGAGAAGCGAGTGGTCCGCTGGTACACGAACCGCATCGTTCAGATGCATGCCGCGTGCGAGCGCCTGCTGACGGATGTGACGAAGGCGGACAGTGCCTTCGCGCACGACGGCTGCGAGGACACGTCCGCGCACGTGGGGCACGCCAGAAAGGCCGCACGCCAGGCCGACCGGTACGTGCTTCGCAAGGCCGCACCCCATCAAAAGATCGACATGGCCGTGGTGGCCGTTCTCGCCCACGAGGCTGCCGGTGACGCCATCGCTGCGGGCCAGGCCCGGCCGAAGGTTTCCCGGAAAACAACTGTGATGCGCTGACGACGGGGGTGACCTATGGCCCTCGATCTCGATCCGGATGCGTGGCTGAAGCGGCTGATCCACTGCCACGACGGCGACCTGCCGCAGCTCAGGTTGATGGATTCGTACTACGAGGGCACGCAGCCGCTGTCGTATCTGGCGCCGGAGATTCAGTCGGAACTCTCGGACCGGATGCGCCAACTGGTCATCAACTGGCCGCAGTTGGTGGTGGATGCGCTCGATGAGCGTCTGGACGTGGAGGGCTTCCGGTATGCGGACTCCGAGACGACTGCGGCGGATCTGTGGGACGTGTGGCAGGCCTCCGACATGGACGAGGGTTCACAGCAGGCCCACGTGGATGCGCTGGCCCTGAAACGCTCCTATGTGATCATCGGCGCGAATGAGGACGACGAGGCGAACCCGATCGTGACCGCGGAGTCGGCGCTGGAGGTGTTCGCGGAGAGGGATCCGCGGACTCGTCAGGTGGTGGCTGCGGTGAAGCGGTGGGATGAGCCGTCGGCGGCCGGGTCTGCTCCGGTGAAGTGGGCGACGTTGTATCTGCCGCATGCGCGGATGACGTTCGAGCAGCAGAAGGGCGCTTGGGCTGAGGTCGACCGGGATGAGCACAACCTCGGTGAGGTGCTCGTCGTGCCGTTGGCGAACCGGCCGCGGCTGCGGCATCTGGACGGCACGTCCGAGCTCCGCTCAGTCATTCCGATCTCGGACGCGGCCTGCAAGATCGCCTCGGACATGATGGTCAGCGCGGAGTATCACGCGATGCCGCGCCGGTGGGCGACGGGCATGTCCCGTGACGACTTCGCCGACGAGAACGGGCAGCCGCTGGGCGCGATGTCCGCGCTGGCAGGCCGCATGTGGACGAACGAGAGCAACGAGGTGAAGTTCGGGCAGTTCCCCGAGGCCCAGCTCAGCAACTTCCACGACACGATCAACGTTCTCGCCCGACTGGTGGCCGCGATCACGGGCCTGCCTCCCGCGTTCCTGGGCCTGGCGACGGATCAGCCGCCGTCTGCGGATGCGATCCGCGCGTCGGAGGCCCGGCTGGTGAAGCGCGCGGAGCGCCGTCAGCGGGCGTTCGGTGAGGCCTGGGAGCGGGTCATGCGCCTCGTTCTTCTGGTGCGGGACGGCCAGTTGGATCCGCGGACCCGCAAGCTCGAAACGGTGTGGCGGGATCCGTCGACACCAACGTTCGCGCAGAAGGCCGACGCGGTAGTGAAGCTGCACGCGTCCGGCATCCTGCCGACGGAGCAAGCCTGGGAGGACCTCGGCTACAGCGCGGTGCAGCGGGCCCGGATGCGGGGCATGCAGGACGATGCCCTGACCCGAATGACGGCCATGGACCTGCATCAGTTGTCGACAGCCCACGAGCCGATGCCCGTTGAGGCGCCTCCCGTCGGCGGCTGACCGTGGTCGTCGAGACGCAGGCGCATCAGGACATCATCGACGCCTATGGCCGGTCTCAGCAGCGGGCTGTCATTCAGACGACGGTGACGTTGCAGCGGCTGTGGAAGGAACTCGCGGCCACGGATCTCTCACGGTCGTGGCTCGGGGGTCTGGGTGCGGCAATGGTGCGGGCCGTGTCGGCCGGCCAGTTGGTGGCGGCGTCGACGGGCCAGAAGTATGTCGAGGCGATGGTCCGCGGGGATGGGCTGGGCAACAACTACATGGAGCAGGCGTCGCACGTCGACACCCGCTCGTTCTCGGGGGCGGCGTCGGACGGCCGGGCCCTGGACAGCCTGCTCTATCTGCCGGTGATTCGCACGAAGACGCTGATCGGCAACGGGCTGACGTTGCAGGAGTCGATGACGTCGGGCCTGTTCCAGTTGCAGCGCATGGCGGCTTCGGAGGTTGCGGACGCCGGGCGGGGCGCGGCCAGCGTGTCGATGATCGCCAATCGGTCGGTGACCGGGTACGTCCGGACGGTACGCGCTGGGGCGTGCGCACGATGCGCAATCCTTGCGGGCCGCTGGTACCGGTGGAACGCGGACTTCCAACGTCACAAAAGGTGCGCCTGTTATGGGGTTCCCGCGACCGAGGCTCGCCCGGGCCGCCACACGAACCCAATGTCGTTCTTCCACGGCCTGTCGCGCGCGGAGCAGGATCGCCGGTTCACGATCGGCGGCGCGGCGGCGATCCGGAACGGCGCGGACATCTACTCGGTGGTCAACGCGGGCCGTTCGACGATCACGCTGGACGCCTACGGCAAAAAGGTCGTCGCCACGCTCGAAGGCACGACGAAGCGTGGGGCGTTCTACCAGCAGATGCTGCGTGAGGCCGAGCAGAAGACGGGGCAGCGGTTCGCAAGGAGCCGCGTCGACGTCGAACGAGGCCTGCCCCGGTTCCACCTGCGCACGCCGCGGCTGACGCCCGGCGAGATTCTCCGTCTCTCTGGTGACCGCGACGAGCTGATCAGGCTCTTGAAGCGTTTCGGCTACCTGTCGTAGCCCGCAGGCCGCCGCATCACGACCCAAGTTTGGCCGCGCGCAAGGCGTGGTCTCTGATCCCGCAATGGGAGTTCCATCCATGAGTACGACTCGTACCCGCTGGCTGCCCGCTGCTCAGAGCGTGGGCTGGTTCCGGCTCGACCGTCACGAAGACCCCGACCCCGCCGACCCGGAGCCTGCTCCGGACCCGGCAGCCGATCCGGCAGATCCGGACCCCGACCCTGACCCGGCAGGTGACCCGGCGGACCCCGAGCCTGAGGATGACCCGGAGGGCGCCGACGAACTCGGCGAGGGCGGCAAGCGGGCCCTTGCCGCAATGAAGGCCGAGAAGGCGGCGGCGAAGAAGGAAGCCGCAGCCGCCAAGAAGCAGGCGGCCGAGGAGCGGCGCAAGGCCGCCGAACTGGCCCGCAAGGTGGCCGATTTCGAGGACCGCGACAAGTCGGAGCTGGAGAAGGCGCAGGCGAAGGCCGAACGCTCCGAGAAGCAGGCGACCGAGGCGGTTGCCCGCTCGGTGCGGTCCGAGATCAAGGTTGCGGCGAGCGGCACGTTCGCCGACGCCTCGGATGCCATCGACGTGTTGATGCGCGACCCCTCCAAGTACGTCGACAGCGACGGCGAGATCGACACCGCCGCGATCGAGAGCGACCTCACGGATCTGCTGGAGCGGAAGCCGCACTGGGCCAAGCCCGAACCGACCGCCCCGGTGGTCGAGCCGAAGCAGAAGCTGAAGCCCGATCCGGGCCAGGGTTCGCGGGGCGCTCCGGCTCCCGTGGACTACCGCACCGCCTCGAAGGAAGAGGTTGCTGCGGAGCTCGGCAAATTCGGCTACCGGCAGCGCGTGTGATCACGGTCCGGGCCCGGTTGGGCGGCGGACGCACCTCGATTGAGGTGTCCGGTCACGACGAGCCTGCTGCTGGGGGTCGCGTCTGCGCCGCCGTGACGGCCATCACCCAAACCGCGCTGCTGGGCCTGGATCAGTACGCCCAGCAGTACCCGGACCAAGTGTCCATAGAGATCATCACTGAGGAGTGAGAATGACCCCCACCATGTCCGCGGTTCGCCCGCGGCTTCACCGCGCCCCGCGGCCGTGGTTCAAGCTGGACCGGCACGCCGGCGTCCGGCCGTCCCTGCCCGCCGGCATCCAGGCGATGCTGCAGAACGGCATCCTGGACCGCGTCTTCCGTGACGCGCTGGTGCCGAACTTCCTGTTCCCTCAGATCGCGGACGCCGAGCCGTGGATGGGCGGCCTGGGTGACACGAAGACTTTCACCCGTAAGGGCCTGCTGGCGCCGGTGACGACTCCGGTGACGGGTTCGGACCCGTCGGCGGCGACGTACTCGATCGAGCAGTGGTCCGTGACGATGGACCAGTACGCCAACTCGATGGACACCAACATGCTCGGCTCGGCGATGGCGCTGGCCAGCAAGTTCCTGGCGGACGTCGAGAACCTGGGCATCAACGCCGGGCAGACCATCAACCAGGTGGCCCGCAACAAGCTGTACAAGGCGTATGCGGGCGGCCGGACCTGGGTGACTACGGCCGGCTCCTCGGACACGTCGATGATCGTCAACTCGACGGACGGCTTCACCACCGTCATGGTCAACGGCGTCCCGACCGCCGTGAGCGCATCGAACCCGCTGACCGTGTCGATCGCGGGCGTCGCGAACACAGTGACCGGCGTCAACACCGGCACCAGCACGCTGACCCTGGGCACCGCCCGGGTGGACGTCGCTGGTGACTACGTGACCGCGGCGAACGCGCCGGTCTCGGTCCGGGCGACCGGCAACTCGCCCTACGACCTGTCGTCGTCGAACGTCGTGACGTTCGCGAACTTCCGGGCCGCGGTGGCGCGCCTGCGGAAGATGGCGGTGCCGACGGTGGGCGGCTACTACGTCGCCCACATCGACCCGGACACCGAGGCACAGCTTTTCGCGGACGCCGACTTCAAGCAGGCCCTTCAGGGCCGCGTCGACTCCCCGATCTACACGGAGCTGTCCATCGGCCGGTTCGCGGGCATCGACTGGGTCCGCAACCTGGAGGCACCGACGATCGCCAACGGCGGCTCTGCGGGAACGCTGACGGTGCACCGTCCGATCGTGCTGGGTGCGAACGCGCTGATGTCGGCGCCGTTCGAGGGCACCAACACTCTTCTCGCCGGTACCGGTGTCGAGGACGTGCCGGAGATCCGCACCATCAACGCGGCGCCCGGGGTGGACGTCACCCTGCTGGTCCGTCCGGCGCAGGACCGGCTGCAGCAGGTCATCGCCTCGACCTGGTCGTGGGTGGGCGACTACGGCGTTCCGTCGGATGCGGGCACGGGCGACGCGGCGCTGTACAAGCGCGGCGTCGTCATCGAGCACGCCTGACCCCGTCTCCCTCCGGCGTGGACAACCCTGTCCGTCCACGCCGGAGGGCCTTCAGGAAGGAAGGAGAGCAGCATGCGCGTGCGCGTACTGCAGCCGACGCGGTCGTACTGGAACTACGAGGTCCGCGAGTTCGGCGAGGGCGACGAGTTGGAGGGCGATCTCGCCCGCCATCTCGCCGCGAATGCCCCGGAGGGGGCTGTGAAGGTCACCGAGGCTGACCCGGATCCCGAGCCGGAGCCGGAGACGCCCCCTGAGGCCCCCGAGGCGTCGGACCCGGGCGGCAATGAGCCGCCGGTGGACGGCACCATCGACGACCTCATGGCCTGGGTGAACGACGACCGCGAGCGTGCCGCTGCGGCGCTGACGGCGGAGCAGGCGAAGGACAAGCCGCGCAGCACGGTCGTGAAGCGGCTGACGGCCATGGTGGACACGCAGGAGTAGAGGGGGCCCGTCATGTCCCCGACTCCTCTCGCCACGCAGGCGGACCTTGAGGCCGCATTGCAGCGGACGCTGGATCCGGCGCAGGCGGCGATGGCCCTGCGCCGGGCTTCGGCGCGGGTGCGGAAGTACTGCCGCCAGGACTTCACGCTCGTCGAGAACCAGACCATCACCCTGCCGGGCGGCGGGCGGGTGTTGCGGATTCCGCAGCGCCCCCTGGTCGTCGACGACACGCATCCGCTGACGGTGGTCGAGCTGTTCGGGATCTCCAACCAGGAGTACACGGCCCTGGAGGGTCGGGACTTTACGCGCGTCGGCGGCGAGCTGACCCGCGGCGAGGCCTGGTGGGCGCCAACCCGGCTGATGGGCTGGCCGTTCATGCGGCCCATGGGCATCTGGGCCCAACGCGTCCGGGTCACCCACAGCCACGGTGACGCCGAGGTCCCGGACGATGTCGTCGACGTAGTGCTCGATCTGGCGCAGATGAACATGACCAACCCGCAGGGCCTGCGGTCGGAGTCGATCGACGACTACAGCCGGACGTTCGCCTCCGAGACCATCGGCGGCGCGCTGCTGACCGCGGACCACAAAGAGGCGCTGCGGCAGTACCGCGGCGGCTCGTTCTCCGTGGCGCCGGTGACCTGATGACGGCCATCGACATCCAGCCTCTGCTCGCCGCGGGCCGCAACGCACACAATCAGTTGCTGGTGGACACCTGCACCATCAGCCGGCCCGGGGCGCCGACACTCAACCGCACCACGAGCGTTCTCACCCCGGGCACACCGACGGTCCTGTACTCGGGTGCCTGCCGGTTGAAGCCCCAGCGCGTCCCGAGGAACGAGGAGGCGGGGGAGCGGCTGACGGTGGTGGCCCGCTACGAGGTGGCCCTGCCGTTCGCTTCGCTGGCCGCCGACGACTTGCAGACCGGCGACATGGTGACGATCACCGCGTCTGGTGATACGCGGCTTGTGGATCAGGTGTTCGCGGTGATGGCTGTGGACTTCAGCAGTACCGCGACGGCCTGGCGGATCACCGTCGAAGCCGCCACGTGACGGGAGGTCGCCGATGACGACTCCTGCTGTTCTTCCTCACGTCGACGCGGTGACGGCCGCGCTCGAAGCGGCTGGCCTGGTGGTCTATGTCGGCGGGGCACCCCCCGGCGTTTCCCCGACGACCGACACCCCGTATGTCGTCCTCTACCCCGAGCCGGGCCGCGCAACGACTGCGTCGCTCGGCGACAACCGGACCGATTTCTCTGCCGTCGTCCAGCTGACGTGTGTGGGTCTGACGGCAGGGCAGGCCATGTCGGTGTCTGACCGGGCCATCGCCGCGCTGTCCGTCGTCCTGACGGTCGCCGGGCGCGCGTCCTGGAAACCGGAGCCCCTCGACGGGCAGCCGGTACAGCGCGACGACGACGTTGTTCCGCCCTGCTTCTACGCACCCAGCCGGTACCGGCTTCGCTCAATCCCCCTGTAGAGGAGTTCCTCCATGGCAACCCTGACCACCCAGGTCATCAGCCTCGGCGGCCTGGCCCCGACCTATGGCGCCGCCGCCGCATCCACGAAGATCCAGTGTGACGAGCGGACGTTCCTGCACGTCAAGAACGCTGCCGGTTCCAGCATGACCGTCACCCTGTCCTCGACCGCGAAGGTCCGCTCGCAGGCCGCCGCTGACGTCGTCATCACGGTCCCGGCGACGACCGGCGACATGATGATCGGCCCCATCACGAAGGATCTGTTCGCCGGCCTGTCGGACGGTCTCGCCGCGGTCGCCTACTCGTCGACCACCTCGGTCACCGTCGCCGCCGTGCGCATCTGATCCTCGCCCGCCCCCGTCTCGCCCGCCCCGCCGCTCGGGGCTTTTTTTGTGCCCTGAGGAGGGTTCATGTCTGACCTGATCAGCGATGGCAACACGAAGGTTTCGTGGGTGCCGTCGATCGCGAACATCAACGCGCCGACTGCGGCGGAGTTGAACGGCGGCTCCGACTGGACGCTGCGCATCACCCCGGACGGCCTGAAGACGGACCCGGCGACGGCGGACGTCGACACGTCGTCGCTGGGTTCGACGTTCACGACGAACCAGCCGGGAAGGCGGAGTTACACCGTCGAACTCACCTTCAAGCGGGGCTCGACCACGATCGAGGACCAGCCGTACACGACGCTCACCTACAACGCGTCCGGCTACCTGGCGGTGCGCCGCGGCGTGGCCTTCGGGACGGCCTACGCGACCGGCGACAAGGTGGAGATCTACCCGGTGACGGCGGGTGAGGCGCAGAACATCGCCCCGGCGGCGAACGAGCTCAACAAGTTCATGTCGCCGCTCAAGGTCACGTCGGACCCGGCGACGAGGGCTGTCGTCGCCTGATGCCGGATATTTCGGAGCTCTTGGCAGGGGCGTCGCCGCGCGAGGTCACCGTTCAGGTGTGTCTTGCGGGCGACGTGGGCGCCGAACTGGAGGCGCTGGAAGCTGAGTTGGGGCAGTTGGGGGAGTGGCATTCGACGTCGCTGGGTGAGGTGAATCCGGCCTACGAGCTTCAGGAGCGTCTCACGGCGGCCCGGGAGCGGGCGCGGGATGCGGCGGTCGAGTTCCGGTTCCGGGCGTTGGGGCATCGCGCCTACAGCAACCTGCTGGCCGCCCATCCGGCACCGGAGGGTTCGAAGGGGCAGCCCTACGACGCGGGCACGTTTCTGCCCGCAGTCCTGGCAGTCTGCTGTGTCGAGCCGTCCCTGACCCCGGCGCAGGTGGACCGGCTGTTGGACGTCGTCAACGACGGCACTGCGCGGACCTTGTTCGCTGCGGCGCTCGCCGTGAACGAGGAGCCGAGCCCGGTCCCTTTCTTGTAGCCCGCCTACGGGATCACCGGCTCCCGTACCGGCGGGAAGTCGAGGCGGCCCGGGCGTGGGGCATTCCCCGCAGCATTCTCCTCGGCCGCCCGCAGCCTGGCCCTGGTGAGCCGTTGTGGCTGCCGGAGGACCGTTGGTGGGCGATGGCCCTGTTGGAGGCCGAATCCGGCCTGTGCGGGGACTGCGGGCATTCGCTCGCCGAGACGACGCATGCCGACAACGAGTACGCCTACGACGCGTCAATCACGAAATGCCACGCCTGCCTGGCCGGTGCACGGCGGGTGGCAGCGCACCAGGAAGACGGCGGCAAGACCGACGGCCTGAAGGTGTCGGTGTTCCGGAGGGAGTCGTAATGGCTGGCATCGACGTGATTGGCCTCACTGTGGTCGTGGACGACCTGGGGACCTTCGCGGAGCGGCTGAGGGTGAACGTCGGGAAGGCCGTCACGGTCACCAGCCGGAAGGTGCGGGACGACGCCCGTGGCCGGATCAGGGGCCACAAGTACCTGCCCGCCTACCCGTATTCGATCACCTACGACGTCAAGGTCACGCCTGTAGGTGTCGAGGGCGAGATCGGCCCGGACAAGGGGCGGTCCCAGGGCCCGCTCGGAAACATCATCGAGTACGGCACCAGCAAGAACGCACCCATTCCACACCTCGGCCCCGCACTGGATGCGAACGCCGACGATCTGGTCACCGGCATCGAAATCGCCGTGCATCAGGCCATGTAGAAGCACGTGAAGGACAGGGAACCCATGACCACTTCGAGCAGGAAGCCGCCCGCGCGTCGGGCTGCGAAGCCCGCGCTGACGTTCGCTGACGTGCGGGCCAAGATCCAGCGCCCCCGACAGATCGTCGACATGGTGCTGGACGCCGAGGCCGCCGCCGAGATCGGCGCCCTTGAGCAGCTCCTGGAGCGGGCGCAGCGGCACGACGAAGCCAACGGTGCGGAGACCGCCCGTGACGTCGCCAAGCACCTCCAGGAGGTGGAGGAGCAGGCGGAGGCATCAAGGGTGCGGTTCGCGCTGGAGGCCATCACGCACCGCGCCTACCAGGCGCTGAGGGCCGAGCATCCGCCGACGAAGGAGCAGATCGAGACGGCGGCAAGGCGGGGTGGCAACGAAGAGCCCGCCTTCGATCCGGACGCGTTCGCTCCCGCCCTCGTCGAGGCTCAGCTGGTCGAGCCGAAGCCCGAGACGCCGGAGGAGTTCGCCGCGTTCTGGGATGACCTCTCCGACGGCCAACTCGGCCAGCTCTGGCAGGCCGCGATCAGCGTCCAGTTCCAGACCGGCGAACTCGGGCCGCCCTCACAAGCCGCCGCCGACATCCTCCGCTCCTTCGGGATGGCCACCGGCTGACCTGCCTCTACGCAATAACTGAAGATCGGGGGCAGCCGTGGCCGACCGTACCGTGCGCGTCCGCGTGATCGCCGAGATGCCCGGCTTCGGCACCATCGTTCGCACCGGAACCGGCGAACTGATTGCCCTCGGGGATGCCTCCCTGGTCGCTGGGCGCGGCATCCGGGCCCTCGGCGCGGACGGCGCGGCGGCCCGTACCGGTCTGATGGCGATGGGTGCAGGCGCACGCGGCGGCGCGGCAGGCGTCGGGGAGGCTGACGCGGCGGCCCTGGCGGCACGCCGCGGCACTCGGGCCTTGCGTGACGAGACCGCGCTCGCGCCCGCAGCCTTCGGACGGATGGGCTCTGCGGCCCGCACCGGCATGGGCTCGGTCCGCTCCGGCGTCGAATCCGTTCTCGGCCCCGTCAAGCACCTCGGCGCCCTCCTGGCGGGCGGGGCGATCCTGTTCGGCCTGCACGACATCGTCCACGCGGGCAACGAGTACACCGACGCGATGAACAAGTTCCTTGAGGTCACGCGGGCCTCAGGGGCACAGATGTCGTCGGCGGGCCGTGAAGCGCAGGCGCTCGGCGCGGACATGAAACTCCCCAGCGCGAACGCGGCCGAGGCCGCCGACGCGATGGTCGAGTTGGCCAAGGCGGGCCTGTCGGCACAGGACGCCATCCGGGCCGCCCGAGGCACCATCCAGCTCTCCGCCGCCGCTCGAACCGACGTCGCGACCGCGGCGAAGATCGAGGGCGACATCATGGACCAGTTCGCCCTCAAATCCACTGAGGCGACCCATGTCGCGGACGTCCTCGCCAACACGTCGAACTCGGCGTCCGGCGAACTCATGGACATCTACTACGCGATGAAATACGTGGGCCCCATCGCCCACACCATGGGCATCTCCATCAAGGACACCGCCACCGCAGTCGGCCTCCTCGGCAAGTCCGGCATCATCGGCGAAACCGCCGGTACCGCCCTGCGGTCGGCGCTGGTCAACATGGCGAAGCCGACGAAACTCGCCTCGAAGGGCCTGCACGAACTCGGCATTGAAGCGTTCGACAGCAAGGGCAACTTCAAGGGCCTCCAGTACGTCATCACGCAACTCGGCGACGCCTCCCACCACCTGACGACACAGCAGTTCACGGCAGCCGCCGCGATGGCGTTCGGCAAACCCGCCCTTGCGGGCATGGTGGCGCTCGCCCACCAGGGCGGCACCGCATTCCAGCAGTTCGGCGTCCAGGTCGGCCGCGTAGGCGGCGCCGCAGCCCTGGCGGCAGCGGAGTCGAAAGGTCTGGGCGGCGCCATGCGCGGCCTCGGCAAGCAGCTCCAATCCGCCTTCCTCCAGGTGTACTTGGGCGTCGCGCCCGGCCTGGAGAAGATCACCCGGTCGATGACGAAGGGCGTCTCGGACGCCATCCCTTACATCAAGGGCGGCATCCGCATCGCCGGAGACCTGTGGGACATCTACGGGCCAGCGGTCGAAGCCAAGCTGCATGCGGCGTCGAGCGGCATCGGCAAAGCAGCCGCGAGCCTGGCGAACCCGGTGAAGGCGGCGCTCAGTGGGGCACTCGTCGCCGCGGTACCGCTGGCCATCACCTCCGTGCAGTCGCTGGAGGAGGTGCTCAGTAACGCCGGTGCTGCAGCTGCACCGCTCGTCGGCGGCATGCATGACCTGCTCACATCCGTCTCCTCGGGGGCGGGCACCCTCGGCGTGGCCACAGGACGGCTGCAAGTCGGCGTCGGCCTGATCGGCGACATGTCCGGCATCCTGCGGCCGATCGGCGAGCTGGTGGGCGGCATCGCCCACGCTTTCGCCGGACTCCCCGGACCCATTCAACTGTCCGTCCTTTCGATGATCGCAATGAGGCCGTTCCGCGGCCAGATCCAGGGAATGCGTGACACGGTTGTCGGCTACGGCCGTTCCGCCGTCACGTCGTTCAACGGCGTGCGCGGCGCCATGCAGACACAGCAGATGCTTGCCTCGCAGGCCGGGATATCGCTTGGGCGTTGGGGGTCGGGGCTCGCCGCTCTGCAAGCCCGCTCCCCGGCCATCGCCGCTATGGGTGCGAGCTTCCGCACCGCATCGACCGGCATTCAGGAGGCGGGCGGACGGCTGGTCGGCCTCCGGTCAGCGGCCGGAGGCGCCATGGCCGCCCTCGGAACGGGCGCCGGCCGCGGCCTGATGGGTGCGGCCCGCGGCCTGTACGGCTTCCTCGGAGGACCGTGGGGTATCGCCATCGCGGGCGCCATGGTCGGCCTCGACATGCTGGCCCAGAAGCAGCAGGCAGCCGCGGCAGCAACTGCCGCGCATCAGCAGCGTGTCACCGGGCTGGCCCAGGCGCTGCAGGAGTCCGCCGGGGCAATGGATGGCGGTGTGCGTGCGGCAGCCGTCCAGATCATCTCCGACGCCAAGCTGCGGGACGGCAAGACCCAGCTGCTGGACGTCACCTCAAAGGCCGGTCTCACCGCCCAGCAGGTGACGGACGCATACCTGGGCGAGGGAACCAGCGTCCAGCAACTGGCGCAGAAGTACAAAGACCTGGCGAAAACCAAGATGGATGAGGCGTTCTCCAAGGAGTCGCCTAGCGCAAGGAATCACAGCGCCGAATACAACAGCCTCATCGAGCAGGCAAATTCCTACGCTGCGGCGGGCAACGCACTCGGCGGCCTGTCGGGCGAGTTCGACGCGGCCGGAAAGAAGGCGAAGGACGTGGCCGCCGCCGTCAAGGGGTCGGGTGCTGCAGCGTTGGACGCGACCGACCCCACCGGCAGGCTGCAGACCGCCATTAAGACCCTCGGCGACTCCGCATCGGATGCGGACACGAAGGCGCGCGCGTTGCACACCGCCCTCGACCTGCTGTCAGGCGGCGAACTCGACGTGCAGGCAGCGGTCGCCAACATGAACCAGGCGCTCCTCGACCTCAACGGCAGCTACAAGGACGGCGTCGACCACTCCAACGGCTACGGCAAAGCCCTGCTACAGGTCGACGGATCACTCAACACGACGTCGGAGAACGGGCAGGGCCTGTGGACCAAGCTGCAGGCCCTGAACGAGCAGACGGCTGGAGCGGCGCAGTCGACATACGATTTCGCGCGCGCCAACAGCGAAGGCGTCGTCCCGGCCTTGAAGCAGGCCGAGGGCCGCATGCAGAAGTCGTGGGAGGCGGCGGTCACGGCGGGGGAGAAGTTCGGGCTGACCGCCGATCAGGCGAAGGTGTTGGCGGCACAGATGGGATTCATCCCGTCGTCGCTGGCCATCACCATGTCGACGCCAGGTCTCAGTGAGACCCAGAAGCAACTGCTGTATGTGCAGGGCCTGGCCGGGCACATGCCGAAGGGGTCGACGATCCGGGTGTCGGCACTCACTGCCGAGGCGAAGAAGGACATCGAGGACGTCGGCTTCAAGGTGAAGACCCTGCCTGGCGGACGACAGATGGAGATCACCGCGCCGACCGGCAAGGCTGCCGCCGCATTGGACGCGCTGATCGCGATCAAGTTGCCAGCGAAGACCGTGAGCGTCAATGCGAAGACCGCCGCTACGATCGCCGCTCTCCAGGCAGTCAAGGGCCAGCTCGCTGGCGTCCCGCGCGGCAAGTCCATCACCATCACGGCACCGTCCGGGGCTGCGATCACCGCGCTCCGCAAGATCGGCTTCAACGTCACATCGCTGCCCCACAAGCAAGTCCGGGTCACCGTGCCGACCGGATCAGCATTCAGCTCGACCGCCGCAATCCAGCGGTATATCAACAACCTGCACGGCAAGACCGTCACCAACTACGTCAACTCGATCGTGACCACGACGAAGAAGTCCGTCCACGAGGTCGTCGGCAAGGCCGACGGCGGCATCGTCAGCTTCTACGCCGACGGCGGCATGCACGAGAACCACGTCGCACAGATCGCCCGCAAGGGCACCTACCGGGTATGGGCGGAGGACGAGGCTGGGGACGAGGCCTACATTCCCCTCAACCCGGCGAAGCGTGGCCGCTCCCGGCAGATCGCCGCGCAGACCGTCAGCCGTCTCGGCGGGGCTGTCGCCTGGTACGCCAACGGCGGTCTGAGCGGCTTCACGTACACGCCGAGCGGCCAGCCGGTGCTCGGCGGGCCGTCGGACGCCAAGTCGCGCTACGACCAGGACGTTCAGCGCCTGAAGGACGCCTGGGGTGTCCTCAACACGGCGCTGAAAGAGCAGAAGAAGGCCGCCGACAGCCTCACCGCAGCCGAGAAGAATTTGTCGAAGGTCCGCCACCAGCACCACACGGCAGCCCAACTGCGGGCCGCCGAGGACCGTGTCGAGAAGGCGAAGTCGGCGAAGAAGACCAGAGACAAGACGGTCAGCGCCGACCGGCAGAAGGTGTACGCCGCGGATTCGGCCCTCGGCGTGAAGAGGGGGGCGAAGGCGCCCACCGGCTTCGACCTGAAGGCCTACGAGAAGCAGCTCAACGCGTCCGTCGCGGCAACGGACAAGTGGCGCACCAACCTGTCGAAGATCTCCAAGCGGGGCGGTGCTGAGGTTGAATCCCTCCTGGAGAACATGGGCCAGGACGGTTACGCCCTCGTCAACTCGCTGGCTGGAGCGTCCACCAAACAGTTCAACGACATCGTCAAGAAGCTGCAGAAGACCGGCGACGTCGCCAAGGCCACGCTCGCCGACTTCGACAAGCAGCTCAACGCGTCCACCCAGCAGAACCAGCAGTTCGCGGCCGACCTGCAGAAGCTGGCGGCAGAAGGATTCGGCGATCTGGCCTCGGCCCTCGCGGCACAGGGCGACTCCAACGCGATGACTCTCGCCCACGAGGCGGCAGGCAACAGCAAGAGCGCCTCAGCGGCCAACAAGAACGTCACCAAGGCGCAGGCCACGCTGACCGGCGACGACCTGACGAACTCGCTGATCCTGCTATCCACGCTGCGTGGCGGGACGGGCCGCGGCTACGCCGACCTCATCGCGGCAGGCCTCGGCACCGACGTCATCAAGGCCCTCGTGCCGAAAATGACCAAGCAGATCGGCGCGTTGCCCGACGCCAACAAGTCGGCGTTCGTGCGGCAGTGGGTGTCGCAGGGCGGCCAGCCGATGGCGCTCGGCGGCATCCTCACCCGTCCGACCCCGGTCCTCGCCGGCGAGGCCGGTGTCCCCGAGGCGTTCATTCCGCTCACCGGCACCGTGCGCAGCCGGGCCCTGCTCGCCGCATCCGCCGCAGCGCTCGGCTACCACCTGGTCCCCGCCAGCCGGTGGGCGAGCCACAGCTACAGCGACATGCGGAGTGGAGGCCAGGGCGACCGGATCAACAACATCACCCTCAACGGCGCCAAGCAGACCACCGCCGAACAGGCAATGGACATCGCCCGCCACATGGCATTCGTCGGCTGACAGGGAGGGGGCGCGGTGCCATTCACGGCAGGACAAGACCTCGGCGGAGTCTGGGCCGACCTCGGCGCTATCCAACTCGGCCGGGTCGACGCCAACGGGGTCGCCTGGGCGTTGCAGGATCTGCAGGGCTGGGACGGCTCCGAGGTCCGGTCCGAATACACCGACCGGGAGGCCGACCATGGATCGTGGGCGTCACCCGTCTACCTCGGGTCGCGGCCCATCACTCTGGCCGGCAACATCACCGCCCCGGACCGGCCAAGCTTGGAGAGTGCACTGGAGCAGCTGCGGTCGGCGGCTGCGCTGACCGACACCACGCTGGTGGTGTACGAACTGACGTCACCAAAGCAAGCCGTGGTGCGCCGGTCCGGGAAACCCCTGTTCGCCTACATCACGGACCGGATCGCCACCTACAGCGTGCTCGTGACGGCCGGGGATCCGCGCCGCTACAGCACCACCCTGCAGACCGGAACGACGGGCCTGCCCAGCACGACGGGCGGCCTCACCTTCCCGATCACCTTCCCGGTCACGTTCTCGGCGACAACCGTGTCCGGGCAGATCGGCGCCGTCAACTCCGGCTCCATAGAGACCCGGCCGATCCTGACGATCGCCGGGCCCGTGGTGGCGCCCACCGTGTCCGCCCTATACCCGGACGGCACGGTGCGGCAGCTCATCTACTCACTCGACCTGGCGTCCGGCGACGTCCTGACCATCGACACCGACGCCCACACCGTGCTGCTCAACGGCTCCGTATCCCGGCGCCGTTTCATGTCGGTGCCGTCCGGATGGCCCACGATCCCGGCCGGGGCGTCTGTCAGCTATCAGTTCCAGAGCTCGACCTACAACGCGAGCGCAATGCTGACCGCCCAATGGCGCTCGGCGTGGATGTGAGGAGGCGTTCATGCCAATAGACCCGTGGGCAATCGACGGTCTGGCGTTTTCGGGCCTGGAAGCCCGGCTCGTCGAATCCCTGGCCGTCATGGGCAACGGAAGCGCCCTCGGCGCCACTTCCGGCGTCCGGCCCGGCGACCCTGGCCTCACCGTCACGCTGGCCGGCACCACCATCAACTGCTCTGCCGGCGTGGCGGCTGTCGCCTACAGCGGGCAGGGCGTGTACCGGTGCGCATTCCCCTCGTCCGTGTCGCCCGGCGTCTACACGGCGGCGCACGCGACCCTGAACAGAATCGACCTCGTCTACCTGCGGGTGTGGGACAACTCCGTCGACGCGTCCGGCCTCAACAAAGCGGACATCGTCTACCTGGCGGGCACCCCGTCGTCGACACCGGTCGCGCCCACCCCCGCCGGTACGCAGATCTACATGCCGCTCGCCACGATCACCGTCCTGTCGGTGTCCAACGGCGGCACGGCCAGCGTGTCGACCGCGGTCCGGCCGTACACCGTGGCGCCGGGCGGCATCCTGCCCGCCACAACCGCGCCGACGGGCCTGTACGTCGGCCAGTACTACGACAACGCCACCGGCCTGCTGCGCTGGAACGGCAGCGCGTGGCGGCAGATCAGCCCCTACACGCCGCTCTCCCAGGCACAGATCAGTCAGCCCGGCTCGTTCACGGCCGGCCCTTTCACGGACTTTCCCTCGGGGAACTGGCCGACGCTCAGCTTCACCGTGCCACCCAGCGGGCTGGTGTGGATCAGTATCGGGGGCGCCGTCATGAATACGAACACAACCACGTCGTCGGGCTGGATGGCGTGGCGCGCCTCCGGGGGCGTCACTGAGACCGCGTCCGAAGCCAACGGCCTGTCAACGGTCGGCGCCCGCACCTACGCCACCCGCCGCGTCCTGCGCTCCTGGACACCCGGCGCATCCGTGGTGCTCACCCCGCAATACCTGTTCAGCTCGGTCGGCACCCTGACCACCACCACCCGGGCCGACAACGGACTGCTCACCGTCGAACCCGTCGCCACCGCATGACCGCAACCCCGGTTGAGCTGGCCTGGTTCGGCTGCGACCTGCGGACCGGCGGCATCGTCGAAGACCTCCGCTCGATCAAACCGACCGGGGCGCTCACCCGGAAACTCGGCGACTCGACCACCCTGCAGTTCGAGCTCAACATTCCCGGCGCCCCCGCAGGATGGGATGCGGCCACAGCCCAGGGGCGGAGCATGCTGGTCGCCGTCGACACGGCCACCAATACACCGATCTGGGCGGGCGCCATCCTGACCCGCACAGGCGGCAGCTCACAGACCGTGCAGATCGGCGCCATCACCCTTGAGGGCTACCTCAACAGCCGCTACCCGGGCGATCAGACCCTCATCGGCACGGATCAGGCCACCGTCATCGGCGCGCTCGTCACTCCGGCCCTTACCTCCGGGCCGCCCATCGTCATCGACGCACCCAGCATCGGCGTCACCATGGACTACACGACCGTCGACGGCGACGACAAAACCATCCTGACCTGCATACAAGAAGTCATGAGCCTCGACGGTGGCCCCGAATGGACCGTCGATGTCGCATGGAACGGCACCCAGGGATTCCAGTTCCCGCTGCGTGTCCGCGCCGCGATCGGAACCCAGGCGAGCCCACCCGAAGCCACCTTCGACTTCCCGGGCTGCGTCGACGGCTACACGCTCACCGAATCCTACGAAGCGGGCAAAGGCGCCACCCGTGTCATCGCCCGAGGTGAGGGTGAAGGCACCTCTCGGCTCACCTCCATCGTCCACGAGGCGACCGCACTGATCGCCAACGGCTGGCCCGCATGGGACTACCGCTACACGCCCGCGACGGGAATCGACGACCCCGACCAGCTGGACGCGCACGCCACACAGTCCCTGGCCCTCATGCAGTTGGGCGCCCAAGTCTGGTCCGTTGAAGCCGTCGCCTCCCGCGCGCCACGACTCGGCCGCGACTGGAACCTCGGCGACACCGTCCGCCTCGCCGTCGAAACCGGCCGATCCCCCCGCCACCCGCAAGGCGCCGACGTCACCGCCCGCTGCTGGTCCTGGGAACTCGACCCCGACGGCGACAAGGTCCGGCCCATCCTCGTAGAGGAGAGCTGATGCCGCGGCAACTCGACCAACTCCCCACGGATGCAACAACGATGGCCCGGAAAATCGCGACACTGGAACGGCAGGTCAACGAGCTGCGGGCTGCCCGCCGCCTCAGCTCCGCAACTGCGGGGATCATCCAGACCGCGGCTTCCGGCGCCCGGGTGGCGATGAACGGAGCCAACCAGGCCGTCGACGTGTACGGAGACGACGGCACCACCCTGCTGGCTGAACTCGGGCCCGACGCCAGCGGTGGTGGCGGCCTGTGGACCCGCGGCCTGCAAGCCCCCAACAACATCAGCTCCTACCTGGGCAGCGGCGAGCTGTCCTTCCGGCCCGTCGAAGACGGACTCGTCGAGGTCCCGGCCAACGTCTACTACGACACCGATGCCTTCCAGTACAGCGACCTCACCGTCACCTCTGGCGCGGTCGGTGCGACCGACCACCGGGCGCTGCTCATCCTGGAGTCCATCTACGCCGGCGCGACCCCGTACATCTACGTACAGGGCGAGAACTCGACGCCCTGCAACTTCGATGTTCTCGGCATCATGACCTCGTCGAACTGGGCCTACGGAACCGTCAGCATCACCCCGAGCGCGGCGAACACCCCGACGTCGTCCGCAGTCACCGGCCTGAGCCTGAAGGGCTCGTCGTTCTACGCGTTCGCCGCGGCGCAGACCGCAGCCCCCGGAACGAACGTGACGGGCGTCGGCACTACCGCGGTCACCTCGTCCGGGCTGACGGTGTGGGTGACCCGCACCAACACGACCGCCACGATCGTCAACTGGATGGTGATTGGCGTATGAGCACGCCCGTGACGTTCCTGCCGTCCCTCTATTACGAGGTCACGGCCCGCGACAACAACCCGGACTGCCGCAACTACGACCAAGTCTTCGACCTTCCGCAGTTCTACTCGAACGACGGCGTGCACTGCTACGTCACGTGCGGCATCTGCAGGCAGCGCATGGAGATCCTCACCGCCGTACTGCTCGACCCGCAGCCTGAAGTCTCCTGACCTATCGCACCACCGGCCCGCGCCCAGCCCCCCATCAGGGCGCATTTTTCATGCCCTGGAGGGCACTTGAGCACGAACGTTTACACCTCGGGCGATCCGAGACTCGGCCGCCGCGTCGAACATGATCCCCGCAGCCTCGCCTACGCCCACGGGGTACTACCCAAGGCCGCCATCAAGTCCGTGGACTGGACACGCCGCGCACCGATCTTCGATCAGGGACAGGTCGGAAGCTGCACTGGCAACGCAGCTGCCGGGCTCGTCGGCACCGACAGCGCGACCCGTAGCGGACTCACCTCCGTCACCCCGCCGGAGGGTGGCGTCGTCCCCGTCGACGAGGACCTCGCCGTCCGCGTCTACAAGCTGGCCACGCAGCTCGACAGCATCAAGGGCACCTACCTACCCGACGACACCGGCTCATCCGGGATCGGCGCGGCGAAGGCCCTCGTCAAGCTGGGGCTGGCCACCAAGTACACCCACGCGTTCAGCATCGACGCGGTGAAGAGCGCACTCCAGACCGGGCCCGTCATGGTCGGCACCGTGTGGCTGGAGAGCATGTTCAACGTCAGCGCCGCCACCGGCTTCGTCGACGTCATCCACAACTCCCCGGTGGCGGGCGGTCACGAGTACGTGATCAGCGCCTACAGCGCCGACACCAAGTCGTTCCGCATGGACAACTCGTGGGGTGAGTCCTGGGGGTTGAACGGCTCGGCATGGCTCCTCGACACGGACGTGCAGTGGCTGCTCTCCCAGCAGGGCGACGTCACCGTCCCGGCCTGGGCCACGGCCCCGGCGCCGACCCCTCCTCCCGCGCCCACTCCTGCTCCGGATTCTCGCCTGGCTGAGGCGGCTGTTGCTGCCCAGCAGGTGGCGGATCTGATGCGGCCGTGGGCGCCCAGCAAGACGACGGGAGCCTGACCATGGCCACCTTCCACGCCGCGATCGTCCACCCCGACCAGTCGGTCACCTACTGCGGCGAGGTCGACCAAGGCCACGTCGACACGGTCCGCGCCGTCGCCGCCATCGAGGACGTGCCCCGGTTCGTCAAGGAGCACCCGCGGCAGCCCGGCACGTTCTTCGTGCTGCGCCCGGACGATGAGGGCGGCGACCTCGACTGGTATGTGCCGACCGGCGCCATCCCGTACACCGTGCGCTCGCCCGACCCCGACCCGGTGGGCGCCGTCGCGACGCTCACGGCAACGGCCACGACTGGGCGCGCCTACATCGACGGCGTCGAGCGCCTCGGCGGGCAGGTCATCGGCGGCGCTATGGACCACCCGGAGTCCGGGCCCCGGTTCACCTGGCACGTCACGGTGTCGCCGCAGGGGTATTTCACTTCGATGGCGTCCTACCTGATCGCCGCCGGGTTCGAGCCGCAGGTGCTGTACGACCCCAAGACGGACAGGCTCGGCCAGTTCGGGCCCCTCACCCAGTCGGGCCGCGCGTTGCAGAACGACGGCGCGAGGCGCACCAACCGCGAGGGCAAGGTCAACGTTCAGGTCGAGGTCGTCGCTATGCCGTCGCCGCCCTGGACGGACGGCTTCGACCCGGCGGCCAAGCCGAACTTCCGCAAACTGCTGGCCGCTGGCAGGGCGCACGGCATCCCCGACGTCTGGCCCGCAGGACCCCCGGTCTCCTCGTCGAGCCAGGCGATGCCGCGCACCCGCAGCATCTGGCAGTCCAAGGCCGGGCACTACGGGCACTGCCACGTTCCGAACAACTCGCACTGGGACCCGGGCGGCATCGACATCAGCAAGGTGCCCGGCAAGGCGGTCACTCCGAAGCCGGCCGCCAAGCCGAAGGTCAGCGTCGCGCACGTCGCCACCGCGGCCAAGCACGACCCGTCTGCCGCGCAGGGACACACCACCTACCGGGCGGAAGTCCTCCTCGTCGAGAAAGCCCTGCACGCCGAAGGCCTCCTCGACCAGCAGTACGTCGACGGCAGCTTCGGCAGCCTCACCGTCACCGCCTACAAGGCGTGGCAGCGCTCCAAGGCGGGCGGCTCGTACACCGGCAGCTCGGCCGACGGCATCCCCGGCCAGACCTCCCTCAGCAAGCTCGCCGCGAGACACGGCTTCACCGTCGTCGCCTGACCAGAAACGAGAACATCATGAAGGTATTCGGACGGGAACCCGTCTACATCCTGGCCACCATCGCCGTCTTCCTGAAGCTGGCCTCGGCCTACGGGCTGAACGTCACCGCTGCACAGCAGGGCGCCATCATGGCCGCCCTCTCCCTCGTCGTCGCCGTCGTCAGTGCCATCGTCCTCAAGACCGGCGCGGTCGGCGCCGCGATCGTGAACCTCGCCCAGGGCGCCATCGCCCTCTTCCTCGCCTTCGGCCTGCACATGTCGGCGGACACCCAGTCGCTATGGATGGGCGGCATCGAGGCCCTGGTGGCACTCTTCCTGCACCGCGAGGTGACCGCCCCGGTGACCGCACTGAAGATCGAAGGGTCGAGCCCCATCAAGTCCGGACCGGCCGCCGCCTGAGCGGAGTAGCACGTGCCCGACGATCCGACGAACGGTGAGCTCGCCCACCGCATTGAGGCCATGCGCCTGGACCTCAAGGACGACTTTCGGGAGCTCGCCAAACGGCTCGACGCCAAGGTGTCGGTCGAACGGTACGAGCTGGAACGCCGGGCCGCCGACGCCGTGCACGTTGCACTCATCGAGCGGGTGGCGGCCATCGAGGCGGCACGGATGCAGGAGAAGCGGGACGCAGACGTCGAACGGCGCAAGGTGGAGGACCAGCGCCGCGCCGACAAGCGGCTCATCTTCTCGGCGCTGATCGTGCCCGTGCTCATCGTGCTGTTGCAGGTGTACCTCTCATCCCGGGGGGCCGGTTCGTGAGCGAACATGCATCCCCGGCGAAGGAGCGCCGCAAGGCCGATCTGCGGTATGCGGCGGTCGCGGTCGCCGCGGTCGGCTCCTTCGCCACCATGGCGATCTGGATGCAAGGCCTCTCCAACGACCTGCGCGTCTCCAACCAGGCCCGCGACGCGCTGGCCCGCCAGGTGCAGTCCCTCGGCCACAAGCCGGTCGCGGGCCCGCCCGGGTCGCGCGGCGAGGCGGGCGCATCAGTCGTCGGACCCCGCGGACCTCAGGGCGTCGCCGGTTCGCCGGGGCCCACCGGGTCACCCGGCAGTACGGGCAAGACCGGGACGACCGGGGCCAGCGGCGCACCAGGCGTCGCCGGATCGCCCGGAGTCGGCGTCACCGGGGCCGCCGGCAGTCCAGGCCCCGCCGGACCTCAAGGCGAAGCAGGGGTGGCCGGGCCCGTCGGCCCCCAGGGCGATCGGGGCGAGAAGGGCGACACCGGCGCGACAGGCCCGGCACCGTCTGGCTGGACGTTCACGGACAACACCGGGGTCACCCAGGAGTGCGCACCCGACAGTGAGGGCTCCACCCACTACACCTGCCAGCCCGTCTCGCCGGCGAGCCCGTCACCCACCCCGTCGAATCCCGAGTCCGCGGTGCTGGTGCTCAGTGCCGTGATCGCCCGCAGGAGGATCGATGCCCCAAGCAGTACCCGCGGCCGACACCGGGCGGTCCGCCGCCGCGGTGGCGCCCATCGCTGAACCGCCCGCGGCCCGTCAGCCCCGCCGAGACGACAGTGCGGCGGACGCGGGCAGCCTCGCGCGCATGGGCCGCCTCGACCCGCAGCCGATCCCGGCGCCGTCCATCAGCCCGTTCCTTGCGCCCGACCTGCCGCCCTTCGAGGAGGACGACTGACGGGCTCCGTGCCACCGGCCGCCCCAACAGGCCGGTTGCCCTGTCCGCCCCTCGCGTGGTGGGGAGGTGAACCCGTGCTGCACCTCGTACTCGACCTGCTTGCCAGCCTGTCCGTCTGCCTCTGACCGGCACGACTGCGCCCCCGCTGCCCTCCTGGGCGGTGGGGGCGCTTCGTCACGTCCCGTCGGTGAACGGCGGATTCTCCAGGTGCCGGGCGAGGATCCATTCCTCGTCGCCGCGGCGGCAGGTCAGGATGAGCCGGATCGGCTTGCCGACGTACTCGCCTTGCCACATGGCCTGGGACTTGCCCTCCATCCAGCGCCCGGGCCTGGTGCGCTGCATCGCGCGTTGCGTGCCAGTACCCACGTCGAGCGGGAAGGCTTCGGGCCCGCGCCCGTGCTCGTCGGTTCCGTTGCTGCCGTGCGAGAAGCGGAAGGGCCCCCAGACGAAGGCGTCGACGTCGGCCTGCGTCACGTTCCTCTCCGGGTGGAGGACGGTGCGTTCCTTGTCGTCGTCGCCGACGACTATGCGTACCTCGTCGAGGCGGCGCAGCGCGTCAGGCCCGCCGAGATGCACGTCGAGGAGGGCCTGGCCGTTGCCGGTATCTATCAGCTCAAGGTCGAACTGTGGCGTCAGCTCGGCGTGCCAGCGGTCCTGCTCGATGCGGGTCATGGTGTCCGCGGTCTTCGCGGACCGATGCGCGGCGAGCCACGCGCCGGCCGTCGCGACCGCGCTGAGGGCGGCTGTGGACAAGGTGGCGACGTCGCCCCAGTGGATTCTCATGCGCCGGGAGCGTAGCGGGAGTTGACCGCTGGCGAACCCGGCACGACCGCGCCCCGCCCCTTCGCTGCCATCTGGCGGCGCGGAGGGCGGGGGCGTTTCGCTGTCCGGCTATCGTTCGGGGAGGTCCCCGCCTGTTAACGGCAGGCGGGGACCACTCACGTCTCCGTGCTGTGCGTGAATTCGACGACGGCGAGCGTCTGACCGTCGCCGAGGTCCGTGGCGGTCGCCCGGAACGTCTCGTCGCGGATGCCGCCTGCTACCCGGTCAACCCACTCGGGGCCGATGTTCTGCAGCCACATCTCCCAGTCGCCGCCGTAGTTGCCGATGTGCCACGGGTACACCTGCATGTCGCCCTCGAAGAACCGGGCGTCGGCCTTGGTGATCTGCACGCGGATGGTCTGAGGCTTGGTCACGGTCACGTCCCTCACTTCCCACTGTCGCGGTTGTCGCGCCACGGCCGCTCCGACCGTGGCTGTTCGGTGTCCCGTTCCGCCGCACGCTTCCCTGCGGTGGCCACCCACAGGCCGACGAACGCGGCGACCAGCAGGACCCACACGATGACGGGCAGGCCGACGAAGAAACCGAAGACGAAGACGACGATCAAGGCGGCGAAGAAACCGCCCGCTGCGGTGATGGCTCTAGGGGGCTGCGGCATGGTCAGTTCTCCTCGCCGGAGCCGTTGGCGGCGTAGTCCACGGCGGCCCCCTGTGCGCCACCGATCGTCTCCGGGGTGGCCAACAGCACCCAGTTGCTCGCCCAGCCGGTCCGGTCTGCGTTCCAGCAGCGGCCGATCAGCGCGTACTCGGTGCCGCCCGCGCTGTTGCCGACGGCGAGCACCTGCCCCCACTTGCCGACCTCGCTGCGGAGGACGCTGTCTGTCAGCTTGTCGTAGGCGTCCCAGAGCTTGGGGAAAACCTTGGCGCGGAGTTCGGTGGCGTCGTAGGCGGTCAGGATGGACAAGGTGGTCTCCTGGTTCTGGTGGGGCTTCTTCTCGTGGTTGCGCATGCTGGCGGGGGCGCCGACGTAGCCGCAGCCGCGCGGGCACGTCTCCCAGCTTCCCGCCTCGACGGCCGCCTGGGTCACGGACTCGTCCGGGCCGAAGCCGTGCTCGGCGAGCAGTCGGGGCACGGACGCCTCGTAGCGGACGGCCATCAACGCGGCCTCCGCCACCTTGTCGTGGCCCTGGGCGAAGAAGCGGCCGATGCCGATCTCCCTGCCGCAGCCGCACCAGCAGAAGCCATTCGGGATCAGGCGGTTGTTGTTCGTCATGTCTGGCCGCCTCAGAGCTTGTTGGACTGGACGTCGAAGGCGATGACCGCGCCACGCACACTGCTGGGGTAGTCGCGCTCGATCTCCTGGCGGATCCTGTTGAACAGGTCGATACGCGTCTCTCCTCGCTCCGGTGTCGTCAGGCCCTGGTAGCTGCCGATGGAGTTGCTCGGCTCCTGGATGACCATCAGCCAGAAGTGGCTTCCTTGCTTGTTCGTCATGAACCCAAGGTAGCAAGTCTTGGGATGTGGTCAAGGGTGAATGTCAAGACTGAAGTGAGGAGTAGCGCATAACGTCTTGCTATGTGCGGGGAGTTGATCTCCCATCAGCCCGTCGATCCCGAGACGTTACCCACGGTAGCCCGGTATAATTTCCCATATACAAGCCTACTTTGAGGGGGAGTCGTGAGCGGTAAAACGGTGGTGCGGGATGCCCGCCGCTGGTGGGTGGTTGGCTGTGACGGATCGATGCTGCACTTCTATGAAGCGCCGACCAGCCGCAGTGCGGTCGCGGCATTCAGGGCCAACCTGGTCGAGATGGAGCGTGGATCTGGCGTCAGCATTCGCGACGCACAGTTCATCGTGCGCGGGCTCCAGCCGCACGTCGTCGAGGGACCCCTGACGACGCAACAGGCATACGAGCTGGACCTCGGCTGGACGTGGGCCATTTGCTGGGCGGACGGATTCCACGGAACCTCAGTGTCTCCCGTCGGCCCGATTGACCGCGCAACTGCCGCGTCTCGGCTCGGCGAGCAGACCACGGCGCGACTGGAACGCTCCGCGCGGGTGCGGTACGGCCTCGACCTGATAGGCGGCAAGGCTGCATGAACGAATCCGACGAGGTGGTCGACGCCGAACTGGTGGACGACGACCACCTCCCCGCCCGGGTCGAACCCAGCCCCGCCGCCCGGCCGCTGGTCGACAGGCACACAGTGCTCGCACCCGGCGAACTGCTCGCCCTCGCAGGCGACGGCCCGACGTACACCGAGGCCGACTTCTACATCTCGCAGGACACTGCCGACCGAGCCGCACGCGCCAAATCCGAGAACACCCGCCGAAACCGCGACTACACCGTCGAACGCTTCCAGACGTGGTGCCAGCAGCAAGGCCGAGTCGCGCAGCCGTGCACCACCGCCACCTACACCGAATACGGCGCCCACCTCATCCGCCAAGGCCTCAAAGCCACCAGCATCAGCGCCTACATGAGCCACATCCGCATGTGGCAGCCCGTCGGCCAACGTCCCGACGCCACCCGCTTCCGCGACCAGCTCGCCACCTACCGGCGCGAACAGCCGCGCACCAACCGAAAGAAGCAGTCCGAGCCGATCCGGCTGCCCGACCTGATGGCCATGCTCGCCACCTGCGACCGCAGCCCCGCCGGACTCCGCGACGCCGCCCTGCTCGCCTGCGGATACGGAACCCTCGCCCGCCGCATCGAACTCGCCGACCTCCTCATCGAAGACCTCACCATCAGCGACAAGCGGATCGTCGTCGACTTCATCATCGACAAGACCCACCAAGACGGCGACCTCCCACCGACCCCCATCCCTGACCGGCCCGACATCAAGCCCGTACAGCGGCTGCGCGACTGGCTGGCGACGCTCGCCAAGCTCGGTGCCACCACCGGACCCGTATTCCGTGCGCTCACCTCCGGCGGCACACTCCAGACCCGCACCCTCGCCACAGAACGCGGCGACCACATGACCGGCGACGCCATCAACGCCATCGTCAAGAAGCGGGCCATCGCCGCCGGACTGGAGAACGCGGCCAAGATGACCGCCCACGGCCTCCGCGCCGGACCCACCACCGACCTCCGCAAGGCAGGCGTCACCGGCAAGCGCCTGAACAGGGCGGGCCGATGGGCAGACGACTCCCGCATGCCCGAGGTCGTCTACGTGCGCTACGGGGAGGACGAAGAAGGCGATGCCCTGTCAGCGATCCCCGTGTACGAGGAGACCACCGAGTAGGCCCCGCCCCGTGCCACACTGGCCGTGCCCCTGCCGCGCATCCCCCGTCGCGACAGGGGCTCAGTCGTCACCGCCCCCACGGCCGCCGCTCGTCGCCCTGCGCCTGCCTCTCGGCGCCGACCCGACGCCAGCACCCCACGGCCCCCGCCCCGAGCGCGATGACGATGACCAGCTCAACCGGATCCCCGTGCCCAACGACGCTCATGACGCCGCCGATGGTGAGCGCGGTCAGGAGCAGGGCGAGCAGCAGCCAGACGAATTTCACGGGACCCCCAAGTGGTGAGGGTGGGAATCTAGCGGACGAGGCATGAGTTTTCCCGGCCGCGTTCTGCCAGACTGATGGTGCGATCGTCGTCTGCTCGTGGGAAACCCGAGCGCCCGGTGTCCCCGGGTCTTAGCCGACGGCGCAGTCTGGTCGGCACGCCGGTAAGGGCCAGGTACAGGAGCGTGAACACAATCCTGGCCACCAGCACACCGCCTGGCGCCAACCGGGCACGGGACATCTGCTGAGTGCTCCCTTGAACGCCCGGCCGGGCTGATACCGGCCGGGCGTTCGTGTGCGCCGGCTAGTACTCGCTGAGCCCCGCGTTGTCGGCGACGCCCCGTAGCATGGCCAGCATCCATCTTTGGTGGCTATTCGAATGACGCCTCGTCCGGTACAGCGCCCGGGCGGGGCGTCGCGCTGTCAGCCCTCCCCGTGCCGCACGGCCTTCTTGAGCCCCATCTCGACGTCGATCCGCGCCACCGGGTTGCCCGCCTCTTTCGCCTGCTGGACGAACTCGTCGATGCCTTGATGCACGGCCTGCGCGGTGTCGACGGTCAACGCTCCGGCCTGGATCTCCTCCCAGGCGCGGGCTTCGAGGGCGAGCAGGTCGGGAGGGAAGTCGATGGTCACCGGGGGATCCTACGTCGAACATGAAAGCGCCCCCGGGCACCACCCCGAGGGCATGTCGCGTGGACCCACCAGGGCGCCGTCAACCCTGCCAGCGTACCGGCGCCCTACGCCGCCTCGGTTACATCCCCGCGCTCGACCTGACGCAGCTCGGCCAGCAGCAGCCGGTACTTCTCCCGCTGCTCGTCCGTCAGCCGCGCATCCCGATGCGTGAAAAGGGCACGGATCTCCTCGTTCACCACAGCGGCAGGGCGTAGAGAGCCCGGAGTGGGGGGAGGTGGGGGCATGGTCTGATCCTACCGAGGACCACTGTCAGAGCGTCTGTTCGGGCGGCTCTGCCATGCTGTACGGCATGAGCGCCGACACCTACAAGGCCCGCTACTGGCGGTACTCCAAGCGGTACGAGGAAGAGTGCCCCACGCTCGACGAGGCGGTCACCTTCCTCGCCTACGGCTGCATGGACACCGGCGCGTGCGCAGCGGCCGACGTCGTCAGCCCCGACGGAACAGTCGTCCTGGAGGGCGAGGAACTGTTTCAGCGCATGTTCGCCCTACTCGACGACTGATCCGCCCTCCGGCGGCTGTCGGGCGACGAACGATCCGAGCCCCGGTTCCGTGTAGATGAGCCCTTCGTCCCTCAGCCCGCCGTGCACCTTCTGCGCTGTCGCCTGGGCGATGCCGAACTCGGCACTCAACTGGATGACCGAGGGCACGCGCGTGCGGGGCGGATAGGTGCCATCGGCAATCCGCTGCCGGATCACCGCAGCTACCTGCTTCCACCTGGGCACATCCGCCTCGAATTCGATCACACCGTCAACGTGACACGCCATCCCATGCCACGCGAGCTGTCGCATACGAGGCACGGCATAGCATGCTATGGCTAAGCTGCTGAAACGAAGCCCCCGCGACCGCTCGCACGGCAGTCCGGGGGCGTGGACGACACCGCAGGAGCGCCGCCATGGAAGAGCGTAGAGACGGACCACCCGAGCCGGTAACCCGGCCGCCCGTCATAGCCTCCGGCGCCGGGACGCTCAGCCCCCTCCAGCAGGCCTACAGCGCCTACGTCACCCACGCCACCGGCTGCGACGACTGCCGGGACATCGACAGTGCGGCGTGCGAGACCGCGGGGGAGCTGTGGCGGGCCTATCAGGCGACAGGTGATGAGGCGTACCGGCAGATGCCCCGCTGATCGCCCGGCCGCCGCCCAGACCCCGCGGCGGTACGGGTCGCACGGGGTGCGAACCGGAACGCTCTGGCCAGAGGGTCGCGGTGGGCTAGATGTTCACATGGGGCGTACAGATTCCACGCAGATATATGCAGTGGGCACACTTCCCTTACCGTGGGTTTACCTGTTGACTCGAATTCAGCAACGCCGTGCAGCCCAGACCCCGCCGCGCGTCCCCGCAGGTCAATTGAGAAGGTCAGTGACGTGGACGCGAAGCGCCTGTGCAAGCAGCAGCAGGTCGGCATACCGGGGATCGGTGACCGCGTTCTCGTACCGCTGCACGGTCCGCCGCTCGACGCCCATCCGGTCGGCTAACTGCTCCTGGGAGAGTTCGGCGGCGCGGCGGAGGTCGGCGATGCGGTTACCGAGCTGGCGTTGGCGCTGGCGGATCCAGTCAGGTCTGACGTTGCGGCGGGCTGGCACCCGGCAAACGGTCTCGGCCAGGTGATCTTGCGTCAGTACCTAAACTGTCGCTTCCGACCCTCGTGTACACATGCAGCCTTGCGGGTGTGGCATATGCCGCAGGGCTCGATGTAGTGTCCTAGATTCGAACAGGTGTTCACTCGAAAGAGTGAACAACCGCATTGACCTGCAACCGTTAGGCAATACGGAAGGTCAGGCACCCAGGAACGTGCCGGGCCCCGTCGACTGGAGCTAGCCCCCCCTCGTTGACGGACCCGGCACTCGGGGCGGCCCCCCGCACCCTCGCCAGCGTGGGGCGCGGGGGGTCGCCTGCATCATCTGACGTGCATCAATGAGTAGATCACTTAGGGGATCGATAGGGGATGACACAGACGCCTAGCAAGGATCTCCGAAGGTTCCGCCAAGGAACTGCCACGGCGAAAGACGGCCCCGCCCACTCCTCGTCGAGGCCGTGATCTGCGAATATGCACACTCGCCGACTGGTCAGCGCGCTGGTGCAGTAGGGCCCTTCAGCTAACGGGTGTCTCGATTTGAGACACCCGTTTCAGCCTGGCTTGCCTTATGCAGGGCGGTTCGAGGCGCCCGACGGAGATCATTTAGGAGAGATTCCGGAGATCAACTCTCCCAGACATCCCGCCACCCCAGACTCCCCAGCGCCCTTACGAACAGCTCCTGCAGGCCATCCAGCCGCTCCTGCCGCATCGGCGGCGTCGCATGCTGGTAAGTGCCCTTGATGCCAGGGTACTTGTGCCCCGCCTGCTCGAACGCCAACACTGCCTTCACCCCGATCTGCGCCTGGTAGGTGTCGTGCGAGTGTCGGAGATCCCGCAGTGTCAGCCCCGGCTTGATCGGCTCCCACGCATCGGTACGGCCGTCCGCCACCTTGCGGATAAGTTCGGTCAACGTTCCCCGCGGCCACCAGCTGCCGTCCTTGCGCGCGAAGACGAAGTCGTGCGGCCACTGGGTCAGGCGCGCTTCCAGCAGGGAGGCCAGGAACGGCGGAACGTCGATATCGCGGGCACTCTGCGCATTCTTCGTGGGCTCCACCCCGCGGAACCTGATGCGCCGGCCGTCGTCGCCGTACTTGTAGTACTCGACGAGCGCGCCTGCGTCTTTGTCGATGCGCACGATGGGACAGGTGAACACACCGTCGTCGTGCCGCTGCCTGCGCTCCAGGAGGGTGTTGTGCCGGCGCAGCCCCAAGGCCTCCTCCACCCGGAGCCCGAGGAAGCCGATCGACAGCACGAGCATCCCGTCGATCGGCCCCATCCGCCGCGCCATCTGCAGTACTTCCTCGGGGCGCGCCCACATCTCTTCGTGCTCGGTCTTGCGCTTCTTCGCCGCCTCTGCGGGCAGGCCGGTCAGGCGGCGCCCCTGAAGCGGGTTGACGGCCAGACAGCGTGCGTCGACGGCACCCATGAGGATCTGCGACATGAGCCTCACGCATATCTTCGTCGTGACGTGAGCGCACGTCAGGCTGCGGGCCCACGCCTCTATTTCGAACCAGGTGATGGCGGCCAGCGGAACGTTCTCCCAGCGCGGCAGGACGGTCTGCGTCAGCCGTTCGCGCCGGTTCATGACGGTCTGGCCACGCGGCCTCTGGGCGGCCATCCACTCCTCGGCGAACTCGCCGAACGTCTTGCGTGAGAGCGCGGGGTCGATCCACCGGCCGGCCCGCATGGCGGCCTCCTGCTCCTCGCCCCACTTCTCCGCGGTCCCCTTGGTGGGGAATCCGGGCTCGCTGCCCCACGTGCCGTCAGGTTTCTTGTACCTGGCACGCCAGGTGTACTTGGTGGTCCTCTTCCCGTCCCTGACCTTGTGGACCTTCTCGGCGTAGGCCATGGTGCCCCCTCGCGCGCTCGGCTACTCGGCGCCGGTTTCGCCGTCGTGGTAGCCCTTGGGTACACGCTGCCAGTACGGAGATCGCTCAGTGTCGAGATGGCCGAGGAAGTCGCCGGCGCGCTGGCTGAGGATCGACGAGTCGATGGTGTATGTGATCGCGTCGGGGCCGTCGTCGACCCCTATGGCGAAGGGGTCGGGCAGGTCGGGTACGCACATCCAGCGCACTGGGATGACGGGGCCGAGGGGTGATTCGGGAGGGCGGGGGGCCCAGCGTTGCGCCTGCTCGGTGAGGAGCTCGGCGAGCATCTTCGGCCCGTCTTCGCTGATGTCGTCCGCGTGGATTCTGAACAGGCAGCCGCCTTCGAGATCCACGATCTCTGGCGCTATGTAGTCACCTTGGACGCGCTCAACTTCCATGACCCACATGCTCAATTCCCCGATCCGAGCAGTGCCCCCCCTCGGTGACGGTCCGTGCATCGAAGCACAGTTTTGAGTCACCGTCGACCGTCTGGGACCGGATCAGGGTCAGGATTCTTGTGGGGTGTCTGATTCGCCGGGGATTGCCTGCAACTGGCGGCGCATCTTCCGCCACTTCTGCCAGAGCTCGTCGAGTTGCTCTTCGCTGAGATCCTCGGACCCCTTGAGGAGAACGATCAACCGGGTGTCGTCGTCGTTCTCGCCGCCGAGATTCACGACGGCGTGGTCGAGGGTCTTGCCGGAGCGGAGTTCCCGGTCGACGGCCGCCGGCAGGTCCGACTTAGGGTCGGCATCCCACTCGGAAACGGGCTGGGTGGCCGGTTCTGGCTCCTCGCCGCGCAGGATTCGGGCAGGGGAGTCCTCGGTCCAGCCGACGAGTCGAGCGTAGGCCCGCATAGTGCTGGTGACCTTGCCGTAGGGATTGCCATTGGGCTGCTTGCCCCGCTCGATGGCCTGGATGGGTGTGCGGGTCACAGACAGGCGTGTGGCGACCTCGACCTGCGTGAGGTCGGCCGCTTTGCGCGCTTCGGCGAACGCCGCACCCAGGCGTTCCCAGTCTCGCTCTGACTCCATGTCTCCCCATCTTGCCCTACCTCCATGCAACCACCTAGCCGGGTTCAGGCCTTTTGACCTGCGACTGAGCGCACAAAAAGAGCGTTTGGGTTGCATGGGGCGTGTTACGCGTAACGCCACGTGAGCGACAGATGGCCCACCGTGGGCACTAAAAAAGTGCTATCAAGGCACTCGCAAGGCTTGCCCAAAGCACTCACAGGGGCTAGCTTTTGAGGCGTGAGACCGCACTCCAGCGCTATCCGCTTCAGAAGGAGGGCTCTAAAAATGAGCCTGCCCACGCTCTCCGTCAAGACGGGGATCCACAAGTCGCACCTCTCCCGAGTCGAACGCGGACTCGTCGGCCTGAGCGACAAGAACATCGAGAAAGTCGCGGACGCACTGGGTGTCACCCCCAACGACATCACCCACCAGGAGTAACCGTGGCCCCCCGCAAGCTTCCCCCGGTCCGGGAGAACCTTCCCGCACCCAGCAGTCCCGAGGGCGAGCTCTTCCACTACCAGCCCACTGAGGCTGCGCTCTGGCTCCCCTTCAGCGCTCGCCAGCTCGCCCTGAAGGCGTTCGCCCGCGAAATCCCCCACGTGAACAACGGCAACAAGATCTGGTTCTCCGGGCTCAACATCCGGGCGATCACGGAGCAGTTCACGGTCCAGCCGTTCAACAAGCCGGCCCGCGCCGCCGCATGACCGGCAAGGAGAAGGCCGGCCACCAGAGGCGACCGGCCGAAGCGACCCACCTGAACTCACCACAAGAAAGGAGGGGCCGCGTGTCCAGTGTGACAGACCGCGACTTCATCACCGAGATGGCCGAGGCGGTCGAGGGTGCGATTCCCGCAGGTGACTACGTGGCGTCGATGGTTGCCGCCGACCTCGTGGAGCACCTGAGGGCGCAGGACCCGGAACTGCTGGCCGGGTGGCTGGACTTGAAGGCGGCGGTGATCCTCGCGGACGTCGTGGCCCGCAGGTCGAACAGCAAGCGGCAGGCGGCCCGGATCGGCGCCCCGCGCAGGGCGTTCGCCGAGGCGGCCCGCAGTTTCGCCGGTGGTGACGTCACGGCGTTGCACCCCTTCGCCGCCGAGTACGTGGTCGACGAGGACAACACCCGTCGGACGGTGGCGAACATGACCGCCGACGACTGCCGGTTCGTCGCCTCGAAGTACGAGGACGCGGCGCGGATCTCGAAGTTGGAGGCGGCGTTCCACCGGGCGGTCGGCAAGAAGATCGGCGGCCAGTTGGTCGGCGAGGTCTTCACAGAGGCGCAGTACCTGGAGATGTACCGCTCCGTCACCCAGCAGGGACCGCGAGCGATGCCGCGAGCAGCGGCATGACGAAGAGCACCGGCCGACACACCGCGCCTCACACCTCCTCGACTATTCACGCCCAGGCGTTTCCACCCCACTCGGAACGACTTCCCGACGCCACGCGACCGCACCTCATCCCAACTCTTGCCGACTTTTCTTTTCGCCACCGCGCCAGCCTCCACACCCCATGCCGACGGATCAACCCGGGCCGTTACTTCCCGCCCCTCGTCGACTACGCGCCCCTACGCAGGGCTTCCCGCTGCCGCCCCACCCAGCCGACTTTTCTGCCCCCTCCTGCCCCGCGCAGTTCAGCGCTACCCATGCCGACTATCCGTCGCTTCACCAACCAGCCCGCTCTGACTCGCGTCGACGTGCCAAGCCCACCCTCACCACGCCGTACCGACTGCCCGACACGAGGCCCGGCCACCCACCCCATCCCGTGCCGACTTCCCAATCCGGCTCGTCGCCGCACAGTCCGAGCCAAGCCCTCCGACACCCCCGCCCCGGCCTGGACCAGCCACCCCGGCCCAGCTCCGACCGACTACCCGGTCCGGCTCGCCACCTCGCCACACATCACGACTCGCTCCAACCGACATGCCATCTCGATCCGCCTCGACCCGAGCCCGCCCGCAACGACTGCTCTTCCCGTCTCGCCTCGGCGCCCACCGTCCCATGACGACTTGCCAACCCTCCGCAGGCCAGGCCTAGCCGACTACCCATTCCAACTCAGCCCACTCCGCCGCAGCCCACACGACCGCCCAGGTCACCGAAAGGAACTCACCACATGACCAGCATCTTCGCCAGCTTCACCGACAAGGCGTGGCCCCACCGCTTCCACGGCACCATCCGCGTGAAGAACATCGCAGGCGGCACGCCGACTGACCCGAAGGTCGCCGAGGGCTGGCTGCGAACCAAACTCGCCGACAAGGACGACCTGATCCGCGAGATGGTCGCCCAGACCATGGTCGACCGAGGCGTCACCGCCGACGAGGCCGCGAAGCTCGTCGACACCAACAAGCACCTCAACGGCTTCCGTCGCGACGAGGACGGCTTGTACATCGAAGGCCGCCAGTTGAAGGCCGCGATCAAGGAAGCCGCGTCCGTCGCCCGCTCCGTCGACAAGCTGAAGTCCCGCTGGGGCTCCACCAACAAGGGCGTCCAAGGCTTCGTCGCCGAACACATCATGGTCGTCGAGGACAAGCTCCACCTCGGCGTCACCGAGCCCACCGGCGTCCTCCAGTCCTTCCCGAAGAACCCGCGCACCGGCCAAACCGGTATCCAGTACACGGAGTTCATCGAGACCGCCGAGTTCGACTTCACGGTCATCTCCGACTACGCGTTCACCGACGAAGAGTGGGCCATGCTCTGGCTCACCGGCGAACAGCAGGGCGTCGGCGCTTCCCGCTCGCAGGGCTTCGGCAGGTACGAGGTCATCAAGTGGGAGGCCACCGCATGAGCGACCAGACCCCCGCGTCGGACGACACCACCGCCGTGATCAAGCACCTGTGTGCCGAGCTCGGCATCAACACCATCCCCTATACGGACGAGGCGGGTGTCTCGCACGTCGAGATCGACGTGATTCACGTGGCCAGCCTGATCGAGGCCGGCACTCTCGCCGCCCGCGCCGAAGACCACCCGCCGTTCGTGGAGTTCGCCCGCCGCCTCGGCATCACGCTCGGTGGTGCGGCATGAGCGACACCCAGATGACGCCGGAGCGCATCGCCGAGATCAAGGACTTGCTCAAGTACGAGTCCTCCATCGCCTTCTACAGCAGCCGGGCGAAGGAGTCGATGCTCCTGCTCGTCGAGGAGGCCGAGGAGGCTGCACGTCTCCGCAAGCAGGCGGCGATCGTCGAGAAGTTCGTGGCCGACCGCGCCGACTACATCACCGCGATCCGTAACTGCCACCCCGACAACGGCCACGACTACGACCGCTGGCAGGGGCACGCCGAATCCCGACGGCAGCTCGCCGAGCAGCTCGGCCTGCCCGTCGCATGGCCCGCCAAGGAGGCTCCCGCGCCGCAGCACTACGACAAGACGCCGGACCCGCTGGACGGATGCCACTGGTGCGCGTGCGGCAACCCCTGGCCCTGCGAGCACGCCAAGGCGGTGACGGTATGACCGCCATCATCTCGGCCGAGGTCGTTGCGAAGCTCCGCGCGCTGCGCAAGATCCGGAAGGTCTCGGCGCAGCAGCTATCCGACCGGATGGCGGAACTCGGTTACCCGGTCGCGCGCACGGTGATCGCCAATCTGGAGAATGGCCGCCGCGCCGAGGTCTCTATCGACCACGTAGTCATCGCGGCGCAGGCGCTCGACACGACAGTCGAGGCCCTCCTTACCGAGCCGGTTCGCTGCCCGTCTTGCAAGGGTGAGCCGCCCGCCGGGTTCACCTGCAACACCTGCGGCCAGGGCGGTGAGGCCGCATGAACGCCGAGACCTTCAACGCCCTGCACCCGGTCGGCACTCCGGTGCTCGCCTACCCCGGCGCCCGGCCGCATGGCGGCCCGAGTGACGAGATGCTGATCACCCGCACCCGTACCGAGGCCCTGCACTCCGCCAGCGGCGACGGCGTCGTCTGGGTCGACGGCCACGGCGCCTACATCGCCCTCACCCACGTCGACCCGGTCACCGAGGAGGAGTGGCAGCAGGCGCGGATCGACCGCGATGCGACCACGGCGGCCCGGCGCGCCTCTCTCCTCGACGCCATCCGCGCCTACCCGGGCGGTGGTTGGACGCCGGACCGTGCGGCCTTCGCTGCGAAGCGGGCCGGATTCGGCTGGGCCGGTACGCGCACAGCGACCGCCGACCTTGAAGCCCTGGTCGCCGAGGGGCACCTGACGCCGGTCACCAAGGTGGTCATCAGCCACTACGACCTGACGGCGGCCACGTCATGACCCGCCCGATCGAAGACCTCGACGCCCCGCCGACGCTGCGCGACCGGATGGCCGCCCTGGTGGCCCGGCAGAAGGTCGACGCCTCAGCCGAGCGCCTCCGTCTGCTGCTGGCCGACCCGCAGGCCGGTGTTCACGGCCAGCACGCCACATCCGGTGAGGGCGCCGAAATGCGGCATCTGCTCTACGACGCCGACTCCGACGCCAGCGTCCCCGCCTTCCCCTACCCGACCGCCCAGGAGGCGTCGAAGTGACTGCGATCTCGCTCCTCTCCATCAAGGTCGACTCACCGCCCGAGCAGCTCAGCCTCGACCCCGAGTACGGGCTGCTGCTGCGCCTCGAAGTCGGCGTCCACCTCAACCTGTCGGACGCGTCGGAAGCGACCTGCCGCACCATGGCCCGGCTCCTCATGCAGGCCGCCCGCATCAAGGCCAGCCAGACGCTGAAGCAGGTGGCCTGACATGGCGACCGCCGTGGACCCCCGCCCGCTGGCCGACCTGGAGATGGACGCCCTCGTCCGCGTCGAGCAGGAGATGGAGCGCCGCGCGCACGGCGTCCGGCCGTGGTCGATCGCCGACTACCTCGACCAGAACGCCGCCGAACACGCACGGTTCGAAGTCGCACGCCGGGTCCGGCTCGGGCGGGTGGCGTGATGACCGCTTCCCTTGACGCGATCCTCGCCGCCTCCTCAGAGACGGGCGCCGTGGTCACGATCCCCGGCCTCCTCCACTGGCTCGGCCGTGAAGCCAGCACCCCCGACCCCGACTTCACGGCCTCGATCGAGAGCGGATTGACCGAGGGCTATGAGGCCTACTGCGAGCGCATCAGCCGGACGGAGGCGACGTCATGAGCGGCCGGGAACTGGACCAGTACGTGCTGGCCGTCGGCGCCCCCACCGCCCGGCAAACCCGTGCCGCAGCCGTGCACGTCGCGGACCGGATCGCCGCCGAGCACCCGCACCCGCTCGACGACGTCATGCCGAAGCTCGCCGGCAGGCAGCTCGCCAAGGACCCGGCCATCGCCGCCGGGGTGCTCGAACTCCTCGACGTGCTCGGGCTCATCACCACACGGCGGCAACCGGAAGGGGCCGAGTCGTGACCTCCGCCTTCCTCGCATGCGTCATCGCCGCCCTGCTGTGGGCCGCCGCCTACGACGCCTGCCGCAACAACGACCAACGCATTGCCGCCGAGAACGACGAGGAGCAGCAGTGACCCTCACCGACCTGATCCCTTCCCTGACCGGCAAGCCGAGGCCCCGCAAGGCGAACCGCATCGAGGCCAGGCTGCGCAAGGCCCAACTCCACCTGGCTGCCGTCCGCGAGGACAACGCCAAACTCCTCGACCGGCAGACCGCCGCCGACGACTTCTTCGCGATCCTCATGCACGACGTCGTCACCACCAACGCCGCGCTCGGCCTGGAACAGCAGTTGCGCGCCGAAGCCGAAATCGACCGCGACGAGTGGCGGGACGAAGCGCTCGCCCTGCATGCCCGGTTCAGTGCGCAGATCGCCGCCGAGGCCAACGCAACCGCGGTCGACGTGCCGCCCCTGAAGCGCATCGGCTGCGACGACGACACCGCATCCGTCGACGTCACCACGCTCTGGGAAGCCGCCGAAGCGGGCCTGCTGCCCGGCTGCGGTCCAGGGCGCCTCACCTGAACCCGCCGGCGCGGGCGATGACTCGCTCTCGCCTCGCTGGCGCCCAAGAAGAAACCCCGCACGCGGCTGGCATGCGGGGGCCCACCACCAGCATCTCAGAAGGAATCCGATGCCCCAGATCAGCTTCCCCCTCGACAAGGCGCACCAGGCGCTCGACGAGTTCCTGACCGGCGAGGACGCCGTCGACCACCTCGGCAACCGGTACAGCCGCCACATCTACGACGACAAGGAGAACGGCGTCGCCGTCATCCTCAGCGACGAGGAGTACCGCACCTACCTGACCGGCTACCAGGCCTGGCAGGACTCGCAGGAGCCCACCGACTCCCCGGACCTTGAGCCCGGCTACCGGCCCTACGTCCACTCGCCCGAGGCGACCGTCAACCGGCTCCTGCCGCATGAGCCGCTCCACGCGCCCCTCGCCCACGCCATCTACAAGAAGGACTACGACGAGCTGGAGCAGCGCGACCAGGACTTCATCGTCGGCGTCGCCATCAACTGCCTGCTCCGCACCACCCTCGACCCCGACACCCAGGGCGCCGTACCGATCCTCATGCTCAGCCACAACGGCGACGACCCCGAGTCCCGCACGTTCTGGCAGCTCGCCTACAAGACCGACGTCGACGGTCTGTTCCTGCGCGCCACCGGCAACGGCTTCTTCGGCGACGAGTGGGCCATCGTCACCGGCTCCGGATTGCGCCTCGCCAAGGGCTGGTGGTCGAAGGACGACGCGGCCCGCGCCGCTGCTGCGATCGCACGGGTCCTGCCCTACATCGACTGGATGTCCGCGGACGCCGCGAACTTCACCGACAAGTCGAAGGCGGCACTGAAGGCGACGATCCGCCGCTACCACTTCGCTGGCCTCCGCGAGGACGCGCCGGAGCCCGAGCCGCTCACGGCCGAAGTCTGAGGAGGGACCGCCATGTCATCCACCACCCACGAAGTCCGCGCCAGCCAGACGGATGCCCCGGTCCTCGTCCAGGCCATCGAGCCCGTGCCCGGCCTGTTCGTGTACGAGCAGCCCGAGGAACTCCGCAGGCCTCTCGACGACTGGTATCCGTGGCGCCTCGGCCACCACTCCGGGCTGATCGTCGCCGCCGCCATGTATGAGGACGACGCCATCCGCGGCGCACAGAAGATCGCCGACCGGGCCGACTGGACGCAGGACGTCGAGGAGTTGCGGACCGCGATCGACGCCGACGGCCTGTACACGGACCTCAGCTGGTCCTCCTGCGAGCACCCCACACTCGCCCGCCTCATCTGACCAACAACCCCACAGCCGCGGCGCGTTGAGCCCCCACTCCGCGCCGCACCAGGGCAGCTCGCCCCGCACCACCCCCCTGGTCGGGGCGAGCTGCCCGCCCATTACGACACCCGAAAGCGAGTCCCATGAGCACCGAAAGCACCACAAAGCCTGTCACGCCACTGCGGTGCACCCGCTGCGGCGACGAGGACGGGCCGTTCACCGCCGACGGCCTGTGCGAGGAGTGCGACCCCGAGGCGCGGCTGCTGTCCGCACTGGAAGACGGCGGCTGGCTGGGGGACAACGCCCGCCGGCTCATCGACGCCTACGCGGCAGTTGTCGTCCACCGGGCGCGGGCGGGGGCTGCGCGATGACCGCCGCGGTGGAGCAAAGTCTGCGCGCCTGGGTGGAGGTCCCGGCATTGGACTCGGGAACCCAAGTGACAGTCCTTGTGGACGTCGATGACTACATAGCCCTCGATGGGCGGCGCCTGTCCATCGGCTCGCACGGCTATGCCCAGATCTGGGCGCGCCCCGGGCTGCGCCTTCTGCACAAGTGGATCATGGGCGTCCCAACCGGCACCCGGTACCGCGTAATCGTCGACCACATCAACCGCGACACGCTCGACTGCCGCCGTTCGAACTTGCGCCTAGTCACCCCGACGCAATCGAACCTCAACAGGGTGGTCGCGGCCCGGGATCTTCCCATCGGCGTCTATCGCACCCGCAATGGCAAGTTCGACGCCCGCATCAAGCGGGCGGGCGTCGCGCATCACCTCGGAGTCTTCGATAGCCCGGAACAGGCCGCCGACGCGGTCAGTGTCGCTCGCGCCCTTTTCGACGCCCCTGCGGAGCGTGCCGCATGACCGCCGCAGTGGAGGCGCCGGCCGAGGTCGAGCCCGGCGTGTACGACATCGACGCCGAGCTGTACCACTCGGACCCAGTTCCGGGCGGCAGTCTCTCCTCGACCGGAGCCCGCACGCTGGTCTCTCAGTGCCCGGCGAAGTTCCGGCACAGCCTGGACCACGCCGAGCCCTACAAGGCCGCCTTCGACTTCGGCACCGCCGCACACAAGGTCGTCCTCGGCGACGGGCCCGAACTGGTCCTGGTCGACGCTGCCCGCTGGGACACCAACGCCATCAAGGCCAAGGTCGCGGAGATCCGCGAAGCCGGAAACATCCCGCTCAAGCGGCCCGACCTCGAACGCGTCCACGACATGGCGACCGTCCTCAGCCAGAACGCCGAGGCCGCCGACCTTCTCGCCCCGGGCAGCGGCACCGCAGAGCAGTCCCTGTTCTGGAAGGTCGGCAACGTCTGGTGCCGGGCCCGCATCGACTGGCTCCGCCCCGACGACTTCGTCGACTACAAGTCCTGCCGCTCAGCCCACCCGGACGCCATCCAAAAGGCGGTCCAGGACCACGGCTACCACATCCAGGACTACTGGTACCGGCGCGGCGCCATCGCCCTCGGCCTGATCCACCCCCAGGCGCCGTCCCACTTCATTTTTCAGGAGAAGGAACCGCCCTATCTGGTGACGGTTGCCCGCCTCGACCTCTGGCACCCCATCGCCTACCAGGCCTGCGAGCGCGCCCTGTTCCTCTACGAGACCTGCCGCGCCGCCGACGACTGGCCGGCCTACACCACCGAAACCGCATACATCTCGCCGCCCGCCTGGCTTGAGCGCCAGTTCGCCTAGGAGAAACCAGATGAGTCAGCTTCCCCCGCCCGTCCGCACCGGCCGCCAGCAGCCACAGGCCGACCAGTACGACGACGCCCCGTTCACCTTCCGCCCGGCCACCAAGGACGGCTTCACCGCCACCGTCGCCATCCAGGGCCCCTCCGGATCCGGCAAAACCTGGACCGGCCTCTCCATCGCCAGCGGTCTCGCCGAAGGGCAGCGGTTCGGGGTCATCGACACCGAACGCCGCGCCGCCAGCCTCTACATGCGCGACATCGACGCCACCTTCGACACCCTGCCGATGCACCGTTACGACCCGCGAGACCTCCAGAAGGCGCTCGCCGCCGCCGCCCAAAACGGCTATCCCGTCGTGATGGTCGACTCCCTCAGCCACTTCTGGAAGGGCACCGACGGCACCCTCGACCAGGTCGACAAGGCCAAGTCGAAGTACGGCGGCAACAAGTTCGCGGGGTGGAAAGACGGCACCCCCATGCAGAACGAAATGATCGAAGCGCTCATGTCCTACCCGGGGCACGTCGTCGTCACGATGCGGTCCTACGTCGACTGGGTCCTCGTCGACAAGAGCCCCGTCAACCAGGGCATGCGCGCAGAGCAGCGCCGTGGCATCGAGTTCGAGTTCGGTGTCGCCGCAGAGATGGACTCGGCCAACCGCCTGCGGTTCATCAAGTCCCGCTGCCCCGCCTTCCGTGGCCTGCTCCTCGACCAGCCGCACGGGGCGCGCGACATCGCCAAGCCGTACCTGGACTGGCTACGCGACGGCGGCAAGGAAACCGACTCCAGCGTCTGGATCGACGCGGCCAGCTCGTCCGAGGCCACCGCCGACAGCCTCCTGTCGCTGTACCGCGACGTCGAAGCGGCCAGCGCCCTCGCCACCCCACTGATGCACCCGCAGACCGGCCAGCCGACCAATCTCGGCGACTTCATCAAGGAGCGCGGCAAGGCGCTCAAGAACGCCCAGCAGTAGCCCACCCCGTTCGGCGGCCGGCCCTACCCGAAATAGGGCCGGCCGCCACCAGACAGGAGACCACAGCATGCCTGACCTTCTCGTTCAGATCGGCGGCGAGACCTTGCCGCTCCGGTCCTGCCACTGGGTTCTCTTCGGCCCGAACGACTGCGCCTACGGCTCCGAGTACGGAGACGGCGCGGTCGATGCCGAGCAGGCCCACAAGAACCTGCGGCCCTACAAGCGCGACCGCGACCGGGAGATCAAGCAGGGCTACCGGATCGAACTCCTCAGCAAGACGCAGTGGCAGGACCAGGCCGCGGCCTGCTTCTACGGCACCTGCACCCACCAGCCCCTCCGACGTGCGGCGGTGGCCCAGTGAAGGCCCTCACCGTCCGGCAACCGTGGGCCGGCGCGATCGCCCATCAGACGAAGAGGGTCGAGAACCGCACCTGGCAGCTTCCGTCGAAGCACTGGGGTGCCCGCATCCTCATCCACGCCGGAGCGCAGCGGGACCGGTTCGCGGTCGTCTACGGAGACCACCTCGACGTGTACTCCGCGATCGTCGCCGTCGCCACGGTCACCGGCTGCCACTACTCGGAGGACGGCCGCTGCTGCGGTCCGTGGGGCGAGGAGAACGTCTACCACTGGGAGCTGGCCGACGTCACCGCGCTGCCCGAGCCCGTCCCGGCCAAGGGGGCGCTCGGGTTCTGGACGCCCGACGAGGAGACCGTCAACGCCGCACTCCGGCAGGACACGGGGGTGGCGTGGTGAGCCGCTGGTACGTCCGCCAGTCGACGAAGCGCGGCGGCATCCACCCGCCTCGCACCGCCCTCAACCGCGTCGGTGAGCCGTCGTCGGCGATGCGCCGCCAGGAAGGGCGCATCCGCGAAAAGCAGATCCTCGCCAACTATGTGCAGCTCAAGCCCGGCGTCCTCGTCATCTGGGACCGGCAGCCGCACCGCGTTGTCGAACTCGCCGAACGCCCCCTCGACCTGTGGGGCGACAAGCACGAGATGCGGTACGCCACCGCCCTTGAACGCTGGGAGCGTCTCGGACATAGGGGCGATCGGCCCGAGAAGGCCACCTGGGACGGCCGCCCCTATGTCTTCGTCCTCCAGCCCGACGGCAAGCCGCACGAGGAGCCCATCCACCTCATCGGCCCGGCCGACACATCGTGGGACGTCCTCCCCGAGCACTACGCGATCTGCTCGGCCTGCGGCGAACTCCCGCCCTGCCGCGACGAGCTGAACGAACGCGAAGCCGACCAGCAGGCAGCCAAAGCAGACGTCGTCATGGACATCCCGCCCGGCCACTGCCTCGGCTGCGGCGAGTTCGTCACCACCCGCCAGAACGCGGCCCGCTTCCCCGGCCCCAACCTGTGGCGCCCCGACCTGCCCGAAAACTCCGCGGTGTTCCACGCCCGGCAGGAGTGCTCCGGCGAAGTCGAACGCTACCGGCGCCAGTGGGAAGCCCGCGGCAACAACGACACCCAGCCCAGCCTCTTCGCCGACGAGGAGCCCACCTCATGACCCACATCCAGCCCGCCTTCGACGGCCCGCACCTCGCCGCCGCAGCCCCGGCCGCCACCCGCCGCGTCATGGACGACTACGAGGCGTGGATCGACGAGGTCACACCGTTCTACGAGGCCGCCGCCGACACCCGCCAGCCGTTCACGATCGACGAGGTCGCGAGCCGCCACCACCTGCCGGATCCGCCGAAGCCGAAGAGTATGTGGGGCAGTCTGCCGCGGCGCCTCCTCGACGCCGGGATCATCCAGCACGCCGGCGCCTCCACCTCCGCCCGCGCCGGCTACTCCATGGTCCACCGGTGGATCGGCGTACCCGCCGCCCACCGCGAAGCCGTCGCCCGGCTGCGGAAAGAGCAGAAGAAGGCCGCCCGGACCGCACGCATGGACGGGCGGAGGGCCGCCTGATGAAGAAGACCATCCGCGACAACTACCGCCTCGAAGTCACCCCCGAAACCTGGGGCTACGGCACCCGCGTCACCGACAGCCACGAAGCCATGCAGCGCCTGCTCACCGACCTGGCGAAGGCCGTGACACGGCACGTCGACGGCGTCGAGCAGACCGTGCCGCGCTGGGACACCCGCCAGGAGTGCTCCTTCTGCGGCCTCGGCTGGGAGGTGCTCACCGCCAAGGAAGCGGCGGACCCGCGCAGCCAGGAAGACGAGCACTCGGTTGAGGGCGAGCCCGTCTGCTGCGAGAAGGCCATCGACGAGTTCCGGGCCGAGCGCGGGATTCCGGCGCTCGCCGAGACGGGCGGTGCGGCATGAGCCTCGCCGCACACATCGACCCCACCGACCCGCTGCTGGTCGCCATCGCCGTCGGCGCCTGCTTCGCCGCCGGTGCAGGCCTCGGCTGGCTCATCAACTGGGCGTACAGGGCCGTCGGGAGGCGGACGTGAGCCACAACGGCACCCTCCCCACCGTCGCCAACTGGTACGTCAACCAGCTCGCCACCTACGGCTGGCCCGTCCTCGTCGTCACCGCCATCGCGTGGACCGCCGCCTGGTGCGGCCTCGGCGTCCTCCTCAACGGGGGGCGGTCATGAACCCCGACCTGTACGGCGCGTGGCTCACCGCCGGCAACAACCTGCAGCCCGTCGGGGCGTGGCTCGGCCGGAACTGGATCTGGCTCGCCGCCGCAGTGGTGGCCGCCGGATTCGCCTGGTGGGCGCTGCGGCGGGAACTCCGGGCCGCTGGCGAGCACGTCGCGGCCATCCTCGCCGGTCAGCGGCAGCCCGGCACCGACACGGGGCTGTACCTCAAATGCGTCGCCATCTACGGCGACTGCGACGAACTCGACCGACTCCGCGATGCCATCGACCAGCACCGGAAGGACATGCCGTGAGCCGCTACGACTGGATGGACAGCGCGGCCTGCGCGCAAGTCGACCCCGAAATCTTCCACCCCACCGGCAACCCCACCCGGCAGGCCAAGAACGTGTGCGCCCGCTGCCCCGTCCAACGCCAATGCGCCAGCTTCGCCCACGCCGTCGAAGGCGAAGTCAGCCACCCCCACCGGCACGGACTGTGGGCCGGAATGTCCGCCCGCGACCGGGCCGGCCGCGCCGTCGAAGACGCCCGGCTCAAGCGCGACGACACCATCTGGCGGCTCCACACCCGCGGCGGCATGACCGCCGACGAAATCGGGGTGGCCGTCGGCTGCGACGCACGCACCGTCTACCGCGTCCTCAAGCAGACCCGCGGCTCCTACAAGGAGGCCGCGTGAACACCGCCGACTGGCGCCACCTCGCGGCCTGCCTCGACCACGACCCCGAACTCTTCTTCCCCGTCGGCGACTCCAATGCCGCCCGCCTACAGGCAGAGGACGCCAAGAGGATCTGCCACACCTGCCCCGTCGTCGAGCAGTGCGCCCAGTGGGCCATCGACAACCGCATGGAGACCGGCGTGTGGGGCGGCCTCGACGAAACCCAGCTCCGCAACATCCGCCGCCACCGCACCCCATCACGACGCACACCCGCCCGCTGCGGCACACGGCCCGGCTACAAGCGCCACCACCGCGAAGGCACACCCGTCTGCCAGCCCTGCAACGACGCCAACCGGGCTTACGCCAACCAACGACTCCAGAAGGAAGCCGCCTGATGATCACCCTGACCGACCTGTTCTGTGGGGCTGGCGGCTCCTCCACGGGCGCCATCCAGATCCCGGGCGTGGAAGTCGTCATGGCTGCGAACCACTCCCGGCACGCCATCGACACCCACCAGGCCAACCACCCCGAAACCCGACACGACTGCGCCGACATCAGCCAGGTCGTCCCCGGCCGCTACCCCGCCACGGACATCCTGTGGGCCTCCCCGGAGTGCACCAACCACTCCGTCGCGAAGGGCAAGAAGCGGGACCACGGCGAGTGGGACGACGGCCTGTTCGCCCCCGACGGCGTCAGCGAGGCAGAGATCCGCTCCCGCGCCACCATGTGGGACGTCCCACGCTTCTGCGAAGAGCACGCATACCGCATCGTCATCGTCGAGAACGTCGTCGACTCCCGCTGGTGGGGACCCAAGTCACGGCCCGGAGCGATCTACGAGTCGTGGCTGCACACCATGCGGCACGGCCTCGGCTACTCCCACAAAGCCGTCTACCTCAACAGCATGTTCGCCGCCATGCTCGGCGACGGCGCCGCCCAGTCCCGCGACCGCAAGTACGACGTGTTCTGGCTCCCCGAGAAGGTCGAGCACGCCCCCGACTTCGACAAGTGGCTGCGGCCCACCGCCAGCTGCCCCATGCACGGTCCAGTCCGGGCGATCCAGTCCTGGAAGACAACGAAGATGTGCTCGCCAACCCGACCGTGGGGCCGGTACGGCAAGACCGGCCAGTACATGTGGCGCTGCCCGCAAGTCGCCTGCCGCAACGCCATCGTCACCCCCACAGTCCGGGCCGCCTCCCAGATCATCGACTGGGGACTGCCCGCCCGCACCATCGGCGAACGCAAGGGCACCAAAGACGAGTTGGCGGCCAACACCCTGCGCCGCATCAACGCCGGATACGAGAAGTTCTCCCGCCCATTCCTCGTCCCGAACGAGGGCCGCGAGAAGCCCCCGATGGACATCCTCGACCCGCTGCGCACCGTCACCACCCGCAACGAGACCGGCGTCGCCCTGCCGCCCTACATGGTGGAACTCCGCGGCGGCGGATCCTCCCACCGCGCCATCACCGAACCGCTGTCCACAGTCACCGCAGGCGGCAACCACCACTTCCTGGTGAGCGCCCCCGACATGGTCCTGCCGTACTACAGCAGCAGCATCGCCCAGCCGGCCGCGCAACCACTCGGCACCGTCACAACCGTCGAGGGCCACGCCGCGGTGTATGGGGGCCGGGTGCGATCGGTCGACGACTGCCGCTACCGGATGTTGGAGCCGCACGAGTACCAGGCGGCGATGCACTTCCCCAAGGGGTACATCCTCACCCCGGCCGATAAGCGCACCAAGGTCAAGATGCTCGGCAATGCCGTCACGCCGAACGCCGCCCGCGACCTAGTCGCGATGGCCGTCGAAGCACTCACCGGCGAAGACATCGAGTGCCCCACCGCGCCGCAACTCGCAGCCGCCGCATGACCGCCCGCCCCCCACCGGCGCGCCGGGCCCTGACACCCATCCCGCACACCAGCCGGACATGCACCCCAAGGCAGACATAGCGAAGCCCCGCCGAGGCGGGGCTGGGAGGAGACGAGGTGACGTCAGTCGGAAGTGCCGGCCATGACGCCGTCGTACAGGTCGGCGTAGTGCGCGCGGAAGGTGTTCGCGACCGACGTGTCCTCGTCGAAGACGGTGCGGAGCTGGGCAACCAGGGCCGCTTGAGCCTTCGCCTGCTCGTAGAAGTCCATGCCGACCAGGACGACGACCTGCTTGCCGCGGGACGTGAGCACGGTCGTCTCGTCGAAGTAGCGGGCCCTCTCGATCGCCTCAGCGAGCGAGTTCCGTACCTCGGCGATCGACTTCTGGTGCTCCTTCTTCGGCGCGGTCATGTCCGGAGTGTACCTCAGGATCATGGTGTACATGAGCGCGTTCAACGCTATGATGTACATGAACCCGTGATGCATGGGACGGGAGTCCTCATGCCCCCGTAGGCGGCGCAACTTTCCCTGCCCTACGACCAATGCGAACTCCCGAGAGAAGAGACAGATGGGTTACGAGCTGCGCCGGCAAATGCGCGAAGCGCTGGGGCCGGAGATCACTGGTCTTCAGCGTGCTGTCGCGCTGGAGATCGCCGACGACGCGAATGAGCGGACGCGGCGCAGCTGGGTGGCCCTTGAAGACCTTGCCCGCTGGACCGGCGCCAAGGACGGCAGCGTCGTCCGCAACGCCCTCAAGCGGCTCGCCGCAGCCGGATGGGAGTTCCGCGTGCCGATCGGAAAGGGGAAAGACGGACGCGCGCTGTACGCCGTACCCGGCACCCGGATGACCTTCTTGGTGCCTCACTTCGAAGGGGGAGCAGGGGCTACCCCTTCCGTGAATAAGGGAGAGCCAGGGCTACCCCAAGGGGGAGCCGCCGCTACCCCTTCGAAGCCACAAGGGGGAGCAGGGGCTCACTCAGAAGGTGCCACGGCTCCTTCAGAAGGTGCCGTGGCTCCCCCCTTCTCCTCAGACTCCTCAGACTCAAAGAAGCTAGCTAGCCAGCAGGCCGCCGCGAGTGAACCCGACTACGGCATCCCGGATGAGGTCCGGCCGCTCATCAACGGCATCGCCGCCGCAGGAGTCAACGTTCGCTGGCCCTTCCGCGGCAACGACTGGTTCCCGCTGATCGCGCTCATCCGGAAATCCGGCGCCAGCGCGATGGTCGACGTTGCAATCAAGATCGCCAAGCGCACATCCGTCGACTCGGCCCGCTACTTCCTCCCCGCCTGGACGGACCTGGCGCCGCTGCCCCCCGCCGACTTCCCCCGGCCAGTCCTGCATGCCGTACCCGACGAGCACCTGTCCACAGCAGACCAGCGTGTCGCTGTCGGCCAGGCCCTCGCCGCCAAGTTCCGCGAGGAAGAACGCCTCGCCCTAGAAGCCGGCCACGCCAATCAGGAGCCCGCATGACCCTCGCCGAAACCGCCGACCTGCTGTCGATCGCAGCCGCAGTCGATAAGCGCACGCTCGGCGAATCCGACGTCCGCGCCTGGCAGATGGTCCTCGACGACATCCCCCTTGACGCCGCGAAGGAAGCCCTCCGCGCCCACTACCGCGAGACCACGAAGCACGTCATGCCGGCCGACATCGTCCGCCGCGTGAAGCCCAAGTCCGGTTACGAGTCCAACGTCGAGAAGGGGATCTTCTAAGTGCCCGACGATCTCGACTCCGACTTCGGCGTCCCGTTCGAACGTGTCCCGCCGCACGACGCTTACGCCGAACAGGCAGCGCTCGGCGCCTGCATGCTTTCGCCGGCCGCCTGCGCCGAAGTCCTTGCCGCCGTCGCGCCGGAAGCGTTCTACCGGCCGCAGCACGTCACGATCTACCACGCGGTCGCCAACCTGTTCCTGGCCGGCGAGCCAGTCGATCAGATCACCCTGGCGAAATACCTCGGCGACTGCGGGGACCTCACCCGGATCGGCGGCCCCGCCTACCTGTCCGAGCTGGTGCGGGCCGTACCAACCGCAGCGAACGGCGAGTACTACGCCGACATCGTTCAGGACCGCGGCCTGCGCAGGTCCGTGATCGAACTCGGTGCGCGTCTCGTACAGATGGGCTACAGCCCTGACGGCGAGACCGCCGAGATCATCGAACGCGCCGTGACGATGTCCCGCGAACTCCGTGACCGCAGCGGCGAGGACGACGACCTTCCGGCCGAGGACATCCTCGACTTCGTCCAGCACGAGGACACCTACGACTGGATCGTGCCCGGGCTGCTGGAGCGCATGGATCGCATGATCCTTACGGCGGGCGAGGGTGGCGGGAAAAGTGTTTTGCTTCGGCAGATCGCCGTCACGCTCGCCGCGGGCATCCACCCGTTCGAGACGTGGAAGACGATCGACCCGATCAGGGTGCTGGCTCTCGACTGTGAGAACGGTGAGGCCGCGTCCCGCCGCAAGTTTCGGCCGCTGCTCGACGCCGCCGCCAGCCTTGAGCGCCCCGTCGGCCGCGGCCAGTTCCACATCCGCTGCCGGCCCGAAGGCCTCGACCTCACGCGCCCGCAGGACCGGTCGTGGGTGATGCGCCGTGTCGAGGACTTCAAGCCCGACCTGCTGATCGTCGGCCCGATCTACCGCCTGCACGCCGGCGACCCCAACTCGGAAGAGCTCGCCCGCAAGGTGTCCGTCGTCCTCGACGAAGCCCGCGCCACCGCGGGCTGCGCCGTGTTCATGGAGGCCCACAGCCCGCACCACAACGGCTTCGGGCAGCACCGCACCCTGCGCCCCGTCGGCTCCTCGCTGTGGATGCGCTGGCCCGAGTTCGGCTTCGGGCTGCGGCCCGTCGAGGACGCGAAGTCCGCCGAAGACGGCGACGGCGCCCGCGGCCGGCGCTTCCTGCCCTGGCGCGGCATGCGCGACGAGCGCAACTGGCCGCAATTCATCAAGCAGGGCGAGAAGTGGCCCTGGATGTCCTACCGCCCCGTCGACACCAACGAATTCACGGGCCACTCCGAGACAGGAGCCATCTGGTGACCGACTTTCCGCCCTACAGCGACACCTGCGAGGAATGCCTCGCCGCCACCCGCACCGTCGTGCGACCCGCCATGGCACTGCCGGACGGTGACGGCGGGCTCATAGCCGCCTACCGCTGCCCGGCCTGCGGCCACACCTGGACCTGCTCCTGGGGGCTCCAGGCCGGCCCCCGCCCACCGGAAGTGCCCGCGGACCCGGTCGGCCTGGAAGACCTCGTCGCGCAGCTCCACATCCGACTGGCCACCCAACCGCCGCGCACCGCCTGAGAGGGATGCCATGACCGACACGATCATCACCTGGCCCGCCCACACGCTGGAGCCGATCCCCGTCCCGCTGCCACGTCTCGGCTTGTGCGGCCCGTGCGGGCAGGAGGTCCGCCTCCGCAACAACGGCCTGCTGTACGCGCACCCCTGCTACGACGACACCCAGCGCATGCCCACCGCGGTCCTGCGGCCGACGTTCGCCCGCTGGCTGCACGCCCAGTCGAAGCGCCGCGACGACTACACGAACCGGCTGACGCTGCTCGCCGGCCGCCTCTTCCGGGGCTGCACCCGGGCGCGCAAGTTGGACCCGGGCGACATGGAGTGGGCGACCGCCGAGGAGCTGCACGGCCACATGCACCTCGTGCAGCTGGCCCGGACTGGCAGCGATCTGCGCAGTCCTCAGGCGGGGGAGCGATGCGACTCGATGTGCCGGGACATCGTCGAAGCTGACGCCGTCTACCAGCAGTTGATTGCCGACGCCGGTGACTCGATCGACGTCGCAGCCGGCCCGATCGTCCGCGTCCGCTACCACCCGACCGGCTGGGTGATGCGCGACTACACCGACCTGGAGTCGTGCACCAGCAACCACTTCCGCGCCCAGGACGGCCGCCCGGCCTGCACCACCCGAGCCGTGTGGAAGGTCGTCGAGGACCACGGCATGCACCTGACCCTCAGCTTCTGGTGCGACGCCGACCTGCCCGAGCAGCACAAGGCGCAGCAAGGGGTGGCCGCATGACCGACCAGCCCACCGTGGCCATGAGCCCCGACGAACTCGCCATCGAACTCTTCACCACCAGCCAAGTCGTCACCGGCCGAGGCGAAGCCGAACGCCTGCTGAGGCAGGTCAAGAACCGGCACGCGCACGAACTCGCCGAGCAGCAGCGGACCGATGCCGCGCTCCGCGGCACCGAAGGCGAGACCGAACTCGCCGAGTACGGCCGCGAACTGGCCGACCTCATCGACCCGGAGGCCGCCCGATGACCCCCGCCACCCCCGCCCCGCACCGCGACAGCACCGCCGCCTGACCACCCACCGAAGGAGAAATCCGCATGGCCGAGACCGAGACCACACCCCGCCTCGCTACAGCCCTCACCGTCTGGCAGGCGTGGTGGGAGGACCGCGACATGTGGGACGGCAACGAGATGTACCTCGACTTCGACACCGCCAAGACTCATGCCGCGTTCAGCTACGAGGCCGACGAATACCCCGAGCCCGAGGACCGCGACGAGACCGTCCGGCCCGACTTCTCGTGGGAGTTCGGCTACGGCCAGTGGATGCTCCTCGACCACGGCAAAGACACCCTCGTCCGCGTCTCCCGCCGAACCGTGTACCGCCCGGCAACCGAGCGGGAGGTTCAGCAGCAGGACGCGCTGATGGCTGCCGAGCGTGACGCCCGGGTCGCCTACCCGCACCTGCCGACACGCGAGGCGATGGCGGCCATGCAGCCGACAAGGCGGCTTGCTGATGCCTGACCGCGCAACCCGCACCCCGCCTCCCCGCCGCCAGTCGACGCGCAAGTACTTGACGCCCGCAGCCGAGCGGATCATCGCCGACTGCCACCCCGGCCAGGTGCTGGCTGCCGTCATCGAGCGGGCGGTGCGCCTGATGGCGGTGCGGGACGGGCTGCTGACGCCGAAGACGGGCAAACCGCGGGCGAAGGGCGGCGCTTGATGGCCGGCCGCGCGTGGCTGCGTCACCCCCCGTTGACGGTCGGCCGCCCCGCGCGGTGCCCGATAGCCCTGCCGCGGTTCGCGTCGGTGGGGGTGGCGTCGCAGGCGGAGATCACGTCGGCGTTCGCGTCGGGGTGGCGGCGGGACGTGGTGGCGTGCGGGCGTTGCGGTGGCGCGCACATCGTGCCGGTGGCCGTCGAAGCCCCGTCCGCGCCGCCGTAGCGGGGTCAGGAGCGCCGCGCAGGCCGTCGAGGCCCCCCGCGTCCTCCCGGACGCTCCTGGCGGCTCCTAGGGCCGCCTGCTGGCTTCCAGTCCCGATCTGAAACCCCGATCAACTCACCGACAGGAGAGGCCCAATGACCACAAACCCGAGCATCACCACCGACCGAGTCCTGCAGGAAGTCCTCGCCGAACGCATCCAGCAGGACGGCAAGTGGGGCGAGCAGAACGGCCACGACTTCGAGTGGGTGTCGATCCTGACCGAGGAGGTCGGCGAGTCGGCCCAGGCGGCGAACGAGGCGAACTTCAAGTCCGGCAAGACGCGCGGCGACTTCAGTCACCTGCGCGCCGAACTCGTGCAGGTCGCCGCCGTGGCCGTGGCGTGGATCGAAGCCATCGACCGTCGTACCGCCCGCACGACCGAGGCCGCCTGATGGCCCGCCACATCCGCGCCGCCGACGTCGACGCCGTCCTCGCCTACAACGGCTACGAGCCCTCCGAGTACGACCCCGGCACGCAGACGTGGGATCCCGGCTACCGCACCGCCCAGGAAGGCCGGCGGCAGGTCAACGTCTTCCACGACGGGCCCGGCGAGACGGACGGCCTGGAGCGGTACCGGCTGGAGTTGCAAGCCGCCGGATTCTGCGTGATCCCCGACCAGCAGCCCGGCGGGGGTCGGCGACGGCTGCACGTCAGCAAGCCGTGAGCCGAGCCCGCCCCCGCAGCCCACACCACCCCGCCCCACCCACCCGACAGAACGGAAACACGGACAAATGACCGCCGCTCCCGAGCCCACCATCCAACCCACCCGCTACGTCATCTCCTGCCTGCCCGAAGGCCACGACGAGCGGTTCACGTACACCGTGCAGGTCGAGTACCGGTGCGACGACCTGTGGGCCGTGCGCTGCCGCAGCCGATTCCTCGGCGCCGACGGCACCTGGTCGCACGGCTTCGCCTGGAGCGAGGGCCCCGACGAGCCCGCCACCGAGGCCGAGATGGACAGCTTCGACACGGAGCAGGCCGTCTGGCTGGCCGCGCACCGCTTCGACCACGACACGGCACTACGGCTGGCCAGGGAGCAGGCGCCGCTGCTCGTGTACTGCGGACGCACCGTTGCCGACGCCCTCGCCGCCACCCCCGTCTGAGCCTGTTCCCGTCGCACCCCAACCCGCCCAACCAGCCGGAAGGAACCACCCACCATGACCAGCACGCCCGCTCCCGACACGTCGCTCGCCGCCGCAGTCTCCGAAGGCCTCGCCCACGCCGCCCACCTCGTCGGCCGCTTCGGCTGGCACCCGCCCGGCCCGAACGACAGCCACCTCAACATCGGCACCACGCTGAACCTGGCCGCCTGCAAGACCGCCCCACTGCATGGCCAGCCGGTGCACGACGTGCAGGCGGTCATGGCCCACAGGCTCAGCCGCCATCTCGGCTGCGGCCTTGTCGAGTGGGAGGACAGCGACGGCCTGAACGTGGCCCGCGTGGTTGAGGCGCTCCGGGATGCCAGCCGGAAAGCCCCCGCCTGACCCACACCCCGCCCCAACCGTCGTCTTCCCGGCGGCGGCCGGCCCCACCCGAAGGAGCAGCATGACCACCGACCCGCAGACCGCCCGCTTCCGCCACCGCACCGCCGAAGTCGAAGCCGTCCAGTGGACCGGCAGCAACGCCGACCAGTTGCGGGCCTTCTGTGGCCGCGACTTCGACGGCATGGACCCGATGGAGCCCGGCGACTGGGTGGTGAAAGCCGACGAGGACTTCCTCGTGTTCAGCCCGGTCGACTTCGCCACGTACTACGAGCCCGCCCCCGCCGTGGCCGCACCCGCAGAGACCGCACTACGCGACCGGATCGCCGCGCTCGCGGAAGACCTCCGGTACGTCCTCGACTACCGGGGCCCCCGCCACGCCCACGAACGCCCCGGCGTGTGGGACACCTCCGGTAAGCCGTGCGAGCACTGCGCCCGGCTTGCTGTCGTGCGGAAGAATTTGGACGCCTACGACGCGGACCCGGATGCGGTCCTGGCCGCGCTGCCCACCGCCGACCGGCCCGCCGGGGAGGCGTACCGTCTCGCCGTCTCGGCTGCGCTCCGTCTCGGTACGGGGGCGACCTGGGAGGCGATCCGCGACCGGGCCGAAGATTTGGCGGCCGAGGTCGAGGGGCTCACCGAGGCGAGCCGTCGACTCCTGGAGCAGCGGCAGGAGATGGCTGCCGAGCGGTTCGCGTGGCAGGAGCGTGGCGATCGGGCGGAGGCTCGCGTCCGGCAGTTGGAGGCCGCCGCGTCCGTCGACCGCGCCCGCATCCTCAACGAAGCCGCTGACCATCTGGCCCGCCAGGCGGCTGACGCGTCGCCAAGCGCGCGGGACGTGATCCTCGCGGACGCCGACGAGTTGCGTCGCATGGCCGTCGAGGCGCAGCAGCAGACCGGTTCGGGCTCGCTTGAACTTCCTGGCCTGAAGTTCAAGGAAAACGCCGAAAGCTTGAATGGGGCCATCGAGACGCCGGACTGCCCCGACCCGATCGAGTGCGGGCACGAAGCCGCACTCGGACAGGCCCGCGCCACCAACCGCCGTCTCAACCTGCGTGCCCAGGGCCTGGAGTCCGAACTCGCCGCCTACCGTCGCGCGGTCGGCCAGTGGGAAGTCGGCAAGCGCGGGACCTACGTGCCGCTGCGCACGATCGCCGCCATCGCGAAGGCGGCAGGCCGGGACATCGAGACCCCGCAGTGGCTGCTGCACTACCAGCGCGTCGAGCAGGCCGAAGCGGCAATCGAGCGAGTGCGTCGACTGCATGACTCACTGGAGCAGGAGACCGACCTGAGCGAGCCCGACGACCTGATCACCAAGGGGTCGGCCGCCCGCCGGATCGCGACCGCGCTCGACGGACCGAACCCTGCCGGGCTCCCGTCCTGCGACGTCGAGTTCGAGGGCGGCGGCCACTGCGCGAAGCCTGCCGGGCATCGGCCGCCGGGCAGCGACGACCCGCACGCGCCCGCCGTTGTCCCGGCCGGGGCTGGCGAGGAACCGGCAGACGAGACGCGCGAGGCCGAGGGCGAGTGCACCGAGAGCGTCGTCTACGAGGTTGTCGGTGACTGGGGTGTCGACGGCGCGGACAGCGCCGAGGGTGCGCGCGCGGCCGTGGCCAAGTGGCTGCGCGCCTACCCGAAGTGCGGGGCGTATGCGCAGCAGCGGATCGTCCGCATGTGGGACGACGGGTCGGAGTTCTACGGCCCGTGGACCGACTTGCCGGAGCCCACCGACGCCGTGTCCCAGCCCGGCAAGGAGCACTGACATGGCCACCGGACTGCCCGACCACTTCGTCGACTACCTGATCAAGCGGGACGCCCAACGAGCCGACCGTGTCCGCGACTTCCTCGACAGCCTCACCAGCTACGAGCGCGGCCTCGTCCACGACGTCGCCGTCATGGGCTACGTCCAAGGCCTCATGCGCGACCGCAGCGAGGGCGTACCGAAGGACTCGCAGATCATGGCCCTGGTCATCGACGCCTGCTTCGCACACGACGACATGTACCCGACCGTCAACGGCGAGTTCGACAAGCGCGACAGCGTCGTCGAGTACTTCGTCCAGTGCCAGCAGCCCGACGGTTCGTGGGCGCAGTGCAGCAGCAACTCGCCAGCCGCCGACTACATCGTCCAGCAGCGGGACGCGCACCGCCGTAAGCATCCCGAGTTCGCCTACCGGCTCGCCCGCCGCACTACTCGCTTCGTCGTTGAGGCCGAGCGCACCCCGGAGTCGGAGTGACCACCCCGCAGCTCGTCGCCGAGGCTCTCGCCACGATCCCTGTCCTGCTGCGTGCGGGTGCGATCTGGCTGCTCCTGCTGTGCGGGGTAGCAGGGCTGGCCGTGTACGCGGCCGGTGTTGTGGCGTGGTGCGGCTGCCGGTGGGTGTGGCGGGCCGTTCGCGGTATCTGGGCGCCCGCTGGGGGGCCTGAGGGGGGCTCGGGGCTCCCGGGCGACCTCCGGGCGGCTCCTGAGCCCGCAGAGACGCTCTCAGGGCGTCCAGGGCCGAGCTGGGCGCGCTGCGACACCGATGACCAACCCGAGATTGAGGAAGCCGCATGACCGACATCCCGCCCGCCATCCTGGCCTTCGCCGAAGGCAAGAACGCCGAAATCGAACGCCATCACCTCGCAGCCCGCATCGGCGACTACCAGGGCACGCGCGTCCAGAACGTGCGCGACATCCTCGATGGCTGGGCGCCGACCGAAGGAACCCCGCTCCACGCCCTCTGGACCCAAATCCACACCGCCATCACTCAGTACCAGACCGAGATCAACAACATCCGGCAGGAAGCAGACCGCGACATCCCCGGCATCGAGGCGCCATGACCGACACCCGCCGCGACGCCGTCTCCCTGATCGTCGCCAACAACATCACCGCCGCCCGACGACGCCTCGGATGGCGACTCGCAGACGTCTCCGACCGCACCGAGAAAGCCGGAAAACGCGTCGGCGTCAGCACCCTCTCCCGCATCGAGAACGGCCGCGACGGACACCGCACCGTCGTCATCTCCGTCGACGACCTCGCAGCCCTCGCCGCCGCATTCGAGACCAGCCCCGAAGACCTGCTCACCGAACGGACACCGAACTGCGCCGCCTGCATGGACGCCCCGCCACCCGGGTTCGCATGCCGAACCTGCGGAGCCGAAGCGTGAGCGCCGAAGACGACCTCCGCGCCCAGGTTCGCGCCGAGCTCGGGAAGGCCAACCTCAGCCAGGCCGAAGCCTGTTACCGGCTCTGCTGCTCCACCAAGCACATGAACCAGATGCTCCAAGGCCACGCGCCGCTGAGCCTCAGCTGGGCCGAACGCATCCTCGCCCTCTGCGGCAAACGTCTTGTCATCACCGTCCGACGGGCGCCGAGGGAAGCCCCCGATGCGTGAGCCGCCCCCGGACTGCGAGCCCCTCTGGCACGACGACGACCGGGACCTCGCCCCCGTCGACCCCCGCCTCCACGACCTACGCGGACAAGGACGCCACGGCGAACCGCTCACCGAAGACGAGCTCCGCGCCATCACCGACATCACGATCAGCCGACAGGAGTACCTGTGACCAGCGCCAGCGACGAACTCCGAGCCGCAGCAACCCGGTTGCGTGAGCGTGCCCAACGAGCCGGACAGGGGATCGGCACCGTGATCCGCAAAGGCACCCGCGACCTCTTCGGAAACGTGCGCCCCGACCCGGCAGCCATGGACCCCCACGTCGGCACACTCCTCGCCGACGTCTTCGAAGCATGGGCGCGCATCGGCGAACTCGACCCCGACCTCCTCAACCGCGTCGGCGGACCCGAGACACTCGCCATCGCCCGCGCCATCAACACCGGAGGCCAGCCGTGACCGTCACCAGCAGCCCGGCCGGCGAACACGCCAACTCGGGCCAGTTCCGGTCTTCAGCAACGCCTGAAGAGAGATTTCGTAACCTGACCAACAAGACCGACACTTGCTGGCTGTGGACCGGGCGTCCGACCCCTCAGGGCTACGGCAGTTTCCAAATCGCCGGTAAGTACATACCGCCGCACCGGTGGGCCTACGAGCACTTCATTGGACCTATACCTGATGGATTGCAGATAGACCACGTGTGCCACAGCGAGGACTCAACATGCCCAGGCGGCAACGTTTGCAGCCATCGGCGGTGTGTGAATCCCGCGCACCTCGAAGCCGTCACCGCTGCGGAAAACTCGCGAAGGGCGCGGTCGGCGAACCGTGACAAGACGCACTGCCCACGTGGACACGAGTACTCGTCGGCAAACACATACGTCAATCCGCGCACGCGTAGGCGGTTCTGCCGAACCTGCAAGCAAATACGCGGAAGGAAGGCGAAGGTGGCAGGCCGTGAAATCTGAGCACACCCCGAAGCCCGGCACCCACTGGGAACGCCGCCTCGTCACCAACGGCGAACAGCACGTCCCCGAGTGCACAGCCTCCATCCGCGGCACGTGCCTCGCCGAAGCCCAGTCCGAGACGGCATGCGACACCGAGGCCGGCGAGTGCATCCACGCCGCCCCCATGCCGTCGTTCGTGCCGCCAGCCAACCGGGAGACACGACGCGCAGCACGGAGGATTCGATGACCGACCCGCGCCAGCTCGCCTACGACGCCGTGTACGAGTACATCCGCAGCCAGCCCCGCGGCTTCCTGCCGACGACCGTCGTCGGCCGCAACGCCATGATCTGGCGGTCCGTGAATGCCGCCCTCGATGCCCAGCACAGGAGCGCGGAGGTCACCCTCGCCCGCGTCCGCGATCTGGCCGTCCAGGCCCGTGACCACACCGCGGTCGGTATCGACGAACGCCGCGAGAAAGCCGAGACGGACATGCTCGCCGTGCACCCGCCGGACCAACCCAGCGCCCGCGCCGACGCCATCGCCTACCGGATCCGCGCCGAACTCGTCTGCTGCCACATCTACGACCGCGTCAACGACACCCACGAACTCACCATCCAGCAGGCCATGGAAAGCCGAGACTGGCACGACCTCTGCTACTGGGGAGAAGCGTCAGCACGGATCGCCGAAGGTCGCTGCCCCGGCTACAAGACCGAGCCGAACATCTGCCGCTGCTCGTGCGATGGCTGCAAGAGCAACTGCTCCGCCCACCAAGAAGCGGGGCCCGAATCTTCAGACACAGACCTCACCGCCGAGGAGGCCCGCGATCTCGCCGACGACCTCGGCCTCCAGCTCTACCGGGCGCAGGACGCCCTCGCGTTCGTCGAAGAATGCTGCGTCATTGCCGAGCGGGAAGGGCGGCCGATCACCGTGGCCGACGTCCGGACGTGGCTGAAGGGTGCGCAATGCGGGCGGCAGCTGGCGGCCGGCGGGCAGCTGGACGTCGGCCCGGCCTCGCCGCCCGTGCACCTCGTCACCTGGACCGGGGCCGCGAACAACGCCGAACAATCGCCGCGAACAACTGCGGACAACTCGCCGACCAGCAGCGATACGCCGGACAACTCGGCGCTGCACGGCCTCATCCGGCAGGCCATTCACGACGCCGACGAACACTCCTGCCAGGAGCAGGACGGCGTCGACTACGACCAGCTCACCGCCGCAGCCCTCGCCGCGATCCACCCTCTCGGCAAGTTCCTCGGCGACATGCACCGCGACGCCGAAGCCGACCTGTCCCGCGTCATCGACTTGTACGAGCAGTGGTGCAAGGCCGGACCGCCACCCCTCGGCATATCCGTCAGCCGGTGGTGGGATCGGCGGCTCGTCGAACTCCGGCAGGCGATCGTTGAGCCCGTCGAACAGATCGAACAGGAGGGCGAGTGATGGTCAATCTCGACGAGTACCACGTCACCGGCGACGACCCCACCGGCGGACACCCAACCGTCGCCCTCACCTGCGACGCCTGCAACAACAACCTGATCGGCGTCGGCGACGTCGGCACCTGGGACACCAACGACGACATCCCGTCCCTCGCCATCCTCATCGCCGCAGCAGAACGCCACGAGAAGAACGGGCACCGAGCCGGACAAGGCGGCAAGTGAGTACCGCCGACTGGATCGCCCTGGCCGTCGGCATCATCCTCGGACCCTCGGCGTATGCCGCCGCCCACACCGCCAGGCGCTGGATACGGGACGCCATCAACGCCCGGATCTGCCCACTCTGCGGACACGACTGCCCTGCTGGAGCGCCCGAGCGCAGCTTCAGCGACGGGGTACGGCAGCTCGGGGAACAACTCGACCAGCAGAAGGAGCAGCAGTGACCGACTGGACCCCGCCACCACCCGGCGACCGCCGTGAGCAACTCCCCGACGAAGTGCTCGCCGCGATCAGCCCTACGGCCTACCTGTCCACCGCATGCCACACCGCGTTCCTCTGCGAGACCACCGAGCCAGCCGCGGTGCTCGACGGCTGGTCCGAACGCCTCCATGCGCGCTGCCGGACCAACAACAAGTTCACCGGCAAACTGTGCGTCTGCGGATGCCACCGGCAGACGAAGTGACCGCGGTGAGACGGCGAAGCCCCGCACCTGATGATGCGGGCCTTCGTCACGTCCGGCTACGGCACGAACAGGTGGTACCCGGCCTTGCAAATCAGCGAGGCGTTGTAGTCCCCCAACGCCACCTGGTACCGCTGCACCTGTGCCGCCATCCACAGGCCCCACAGCAGGCCTGCCAGGGCGATCAGCAGGCCGTATCCGAGGCTGCCCGTGACCGCCACGTAGATCCCGAAGAAGATGGCGAGCACGCCCAGCCACTGCCGGACGTCCACTTCGTCCGGAGGGGCGTACTTGCTCTTGTTCGGCGACTCCGCCGGAAGATCTTGCCAGTAGCCGCGCAGTTGCTGCACGTGCATCGACTTGCAGATCGGGCACTGCATCCCCAACACCCCCAAGGTCAAAGCGAGTTGACCGGGGGAGCGTCGCCGGAGGGGCGCGTTCCAGCAAGCCGTGCGCCGGGGTTGTGAGCGGGCTCACCGAGGGCGCGCAACAGGCGGGACGTGTGGGGCGTCAGCTCGCCCATCACAGCAGGAAGCGCGTCACTCGGCGACGGTGATGTAGCCGGCCGCCTCCAGCTCGCTCAGCAACTCGTCGACGTCTTCCGGCTCAAGCCCCGTAGCCCGCCGCTGCAACTCCTGCGCCCGCGCGGCTTCCACGTCGAAGTCGCCTTCGGTCGCGGTCAGTTCCAGCAGCAGCCCGAGTGCCGACATGCTGATGTCTCGGCGGTGGATCAACTCGTTGGGGAAGTACGTCATGTCCTCGATTGGGTCGCGGAGGACGCTGTCGAGGATGTCCGGCCGTACTCGAACGATCTTCTTCGTCATCGGTTTCCTTTCGATCGCCTCGCGCACGCACGCACTGAGGCCGGGCTGCGCCCTGGAATATTGCTAGCCAGCAGGTTTGGTGGATCCGTATTAGGTAGCCCGTGTTCTTAATAGGGACCCGCTGGCGGACTGTCCGCGGCGGGCTACCTCCAGCCCGGAGGGTCCGACTCGCGAGGGGTCCGCTGACCGCGTCCTCTAATTGTCTGCTTTGCGAGGAAGGTCGTATGCGGTGAGTACCGTGACGAAGCCGCCCCCGCCAGGCTCTCCGGCAGGAATCTTCTTGGTCTCCCGCGTCATGTAGCCGTACTCCTCCAGCTCCGCGAATGCCGTCCGGTAGGCGCGCTTGCCCTCGGCTCGCGGGCCACGGTTCCGGCACGCCTTCTCCCACATCTGCTGTGCATTCGTCTGCCAGCCGGGCGACCTCGCGATGATCTCGACCAGAACCATCCTGGCCAGCATGCTCAGCCGCTCGTCGAACACCATCTCGTTCGGTGGCTGTGAAAAACCCTTACGCAGCTTCGAGCGGCGGACTATCAGCACTCGCCCGCCCCCGTCTGGCAGGCGCGGGCGCAGTTCGCTATCGTCATGGGTAGTGCTCGGCTTTCTGCTAGGTCGGGAGGCTGCTCGGCTATCTGGCGACGGTCGGTCAGCAGGTGATTGGTGGCAGCGGGCCGGTAACCCGCTCAAAGCGAAAACGGCCGGACGGTTAACCCCGTCCGGCCGTCGCCGTATTGCTGCCAATTCTAGGTGACGCCTGTGTCTTAAGTGGCCTATTCAGGGCGCCAATTGGACGTCAGAACTCGGTGAGTTCGAACGGCTTCGGAAGATCCGGAAGCGGAACCCGGAGCGCCCGCCCGAGCATCGCCCGTGCCGTCAGCTCCCACTCGGCCGCCGGGCGGTTGGTCGGCTTTACGAAGAACACGGCGTTGTCGCCGCGCACGTAGGCGCCACCGGTGAAGCCCGGCTCGCAGTCCAGCTCGTTCACGCCCACGCCGAACTCGGCGAGCAGCTGGTCAAGCGGGGCATCCATGAGGTGGGCGGCAGTGGCCGTGACGTATGACGCAGGCGTCATCGCGGTGTCACGCAGTAAGGTATGCATCTGGCCTCTTCTCTTGCGGGGAGTGGTTACTGATCAGCGAGGTCGCAACTCGCTGGTCGAACCGGCCGGGGTGCTCACGCACCCCGGCCGTTCGCTTTGTGGGTGCTGGCGCTAGGCCAGTTCCGGCCCCCGTCGGTGCAGTTGGTGCGAGATCAAGACCCCTGCCAATTCGGGGTCCGACCTGTACGGATCGGGGAGTTGCGCGGTCCGATAGGATTCGTCGCGCTACCGTCCCTGCGCGCGGACATATCGGCCACCGGCTGATCGTGGCCAGAAGACGTCAGTGCGGCAGAACCTCGTCCAAGTACTCCTGCACAGGACCGAACAAGCCGTAAGGCACGTAGGTGCTGATCCTCCCCAGTTCCACCCACTCCACCGCGTCCAACTCGTCCGCGTCGGCAACTCGCGCCTCGCCCTCGACGACCTCACACGCCGTGTAGAACATCTCCCGGCCCGACTTCGGATGCGAAGCCAGATAGCCGATCTGCCGAATCGCCTTCACCGTGAGGCCGGTCTCCTCGGCGGTCTCGCGCACCGCCGCGTCAGCCGCCCCCTCGCCGGCCTCGATCGCGCCCGCAGGGAACTGCCAACTGAGTTCACCCTCCTTCACGCGGCGACGCACCATCAAGACGCGCCCTTCGCTGACGATGATGGCCGCAGAGATGCCCGGCTTCTCGGTGATGGTCTCGGTCATGCGATGGCCTCCAGGGCGCTCAGGATCGGCGGGAAAATCTGGTCTTGCGGAATGAAGCGGGTCAGTGCGGAACGGGGAACCCAGGTCACGTCGACGTTTTCCAACTCATCCCGGTTGGATGCCTCTCCGGCCAGGAAATCGCAGAGGTGATAAACGGCGACCACGCCTGTCACGGGGTGAATGCGTTCGCCGAGTTCTTCGCGAACGGTGCAGTGCACGCCGGTTTCCCCGTGCGTCTCCTGAACGGCGATCATCTCCGCGGCGGCGCCTGGCTTGACCATGCCGGCGGGGAACTGCCAGCGCAGCTCACCGTCTCCGCGCCGACAGACGAGAAGCACGTCATCCCCGCGGGTCACCACGGCGATGGCGACGCGCAACGACTGCGCCTGCGTCTGGCCGCGGTCGGCCGGTGGCCGTATCAGGAGGCTGAACCGTCGTTGCACCGCCTCACCTGCCCCTTCGTATGCGATGTCGAGGATCTGCTGAACCTCGGTTCGATGGATCATTTCGGGGCTGGCGTGCCACCGGGTGATCGTGCGCGGCGAGATCCCGAGGCGTTCCGCGAACGCCTCGTTCGTCAACCGCATGGCCTCCTGGAGGAGGCACGCTTTGCGGCCGGTCCATGTGCCGACAACATCCACAATGGGGCTCCCGTGCTCGTTGCGCTCGGGTCTGGCGAGGCGGCGACTAGGCCATGTCGCCGCGGTGTCTACCTACGGCTGTTCTGGCGTTCCGGTGTCGGGGGAGTGTCCTTCTGCCGCGCGCGCGTGGGGCGTTGACTCGGCGGCATGGTCAGTTTTCCCCCGCCTCGAACTCCGCCCCTTGGCGATGGCTTCCGCCCAGCCGTAGCTACGACCGAACAGGTCACCCACCTCCGCCCACGTGCGTCCTGGGCGCAGCCCTTGTACGGCGGCCTGCTCAATCGCATAGAGGGCCTGGTCGCTTGTCGCCAGTTGCTGGCGCGCTTCGATGGCGGCCAGGCCCTGCGTGAGCGGATCGTCTATGGCTGCTACTTCGGCGACTTTCGCCTCCAGGGACTCCGTGAACGCATCTGTCATGTGCCCAGAGTAGAAGCGAACGCGCCACTTCTCAATAGGGTGTTGACAGACCCTCAGGGGTGCGCTCAGTATGGTGTTGAAGCAACCGAGGGACTCCACCCCGAGGGACCTTCACCCGCCGACTCCACCGGCACCCACAACCAAAAAAAGAGGCCCCGACGCAGCGACTCCACCGCTGGCCAGGGCCTCACCACCAGGAATCTCTGAAGGGTCCCCTGATGGCTACGAAGAACTCTACCGGTGCGCCCGAGCGCTCCGTGATCAGCCCCACCGCTCCGCTCCCGACCCCGGCCGTCGCCGCCCTGGCCCGCCTGGAGTTGCGCCTCGCCTTCCCGAAGCCGGTTGTCGATGCGGTGACCCGCTACGAGTCGGCCGCCCTGCACGCTGCCGAGCTGGCGGCGAAGGCTGCAACCGGCAACGGTCTGCCCGCGCTGGATGTCCGTTCGTGGGAGTTCGCCGAGGAGCTGATGGCCGGCTCCCGCGCTACCCTCGCCGACGCCGGTCTGCTGCACCTCGTCGCCTCCGACGACCACGCCAAAGCGAACGAGCCGCGCCTCCCGCAGCGTCCCCGCGGCCCGCACCCGCAGACGGCAGGTGCGTGATGGGCTGCTTCAGCAAGAAGGACATCGCCGCCGCGGCCACGCTTCAGGCCGATGCCCGCGGTCGCATCACCGACATCGCCGATCGAACCGAGTCCGCCACTACGGCGGCTGAGCACACGCAGCTCGGTCGCGAGCGGGCCAGCGCGTTCGGTGACCTGAAGTCTGCGACGTTCATTCTCACCGAGGACGGTGCGTCGTGACCGGCCGCAAGGTTCTCGCCACCTCGCCGGCCTCCCACCCGCGCGGCTCCTGGCCCGCGGAGGAGCAGGCGAAGCAGTTCCGCGACCAGGGCGTCCCGGCGACCGTCGTGCAGGACATCCGTACCGACCGCTTCCTGGTCGTCGTCCCGGACGGCGGTGACCAGTCGTGACCGCCGACCTGGCCCGTCTGACGGCGGCGCAGGCGAAGGCCGACGAGGTGATCGGCGCGGTCGCCGAGCCTCTCGACGGCGGCCCGCTGCTGCGGATCGCGGTCACCGACGCTGCGACCGGGCAACGCCTGGCCACCGGCTTCGTCGCCTACAAGGTTGGCGCCCCGCAGTTGACGGTGGTGGCGCCGTGACTGCCGACCCGTCGCCGGAGGAGGAGTTGGCGGCCAGCGTGGACGAGATCTTCCTCGGCTGGTGGCCCGACGAATTGATGGACATCGTCCGTGCCCCGTACACGGGTGGCGCCCTCGCCGCTTATGCACACATCGACGGCGGCAAGTACCTGCCGCCGGACGACGGAGGCGAGTCCGGTGACTGACTCAGAGCGCGCCGAGCTCTCCCGGAAGGTCGCCAAGACCAACCACGAGTCCGAGGTCCGGCCGAAGTCCTGACCCCCGAGCCGCCGCGCTGGCGGGGATGACCACCCCCGCGGCCCCCGTCAGCGCGGCTTTCCACCCCGCCCCACCCCCACGTTCTCTGCGACCCGAAAGGTCCCCCTCATGTCCCCGTACATCCTTTCCGACGCCGATCTGGGCGCCTCCGAGCTCGGCCGTAAGCGCCGCGCCTCGATGCCTGTCGACGCGCAGATCGTCGCCTCCTATCTGGCGGCCCGGTCCGACGGCGACCGCGAGCACATGCGGCTCCTGCGCCGGAATGCCGCCTCCCTCGACCCGGCCCTCGTCGACGAGCTCGACGGCATCGACTTTCCGGCAGCTGCCTGATGGCCGCCGTGACACCGGAGCTGCTGGCCGAGGCCCGCACCCACGTCATCTACTTCCAGTCCGCGTCGGTGACGAGCCTGCAGCGGCGTCTCCGAGTCGGCTACCAGACGGCCTGCCGGCTGCTGGATCTGCTGGAGGCGGACGGTGTGGTCGGCCCGGCCCAGGGTGACCTGTCGCGCGAGGTGCTCGTCGCGGCCGACCCGGGGAGCTACCTGTGATGTTCGGCCGCAAGCGCGACGACGCGCCCCCGCCACGGAAGCCCGACCCCGCCACGGTCGCCCGCGCCAAGCGTGAAGCGGACGCCCTGCGCAAGACGGCCCGGAAGCTGCCGAAGATCGACCCCGCCGACGCCAAGTACTGGTGAGCGGCCCCTGATCGCCGGGCGCGGGCCTCCCCCGTCCCGTATCCGGCTCGCCTCTCTCCCGTCGTCTCAATCCCCTACGGCGGCGGGAGAGAGGCACCCCAGCCCCGGCCCGGCCGAACACGGGCCACGCATCAACCGCAGGCCGGGGCGCGCACCGCACCAACCGACTACGAGAGGGATCCGCATGTTCCGCAAGGGCGACAAGGTCACCGTCACCACCGGCGACGCGAAGGGCAAGACCGGCACGGTCGTCGACGACGGCTCCAAGTCCGGCGGTGAACTCGCCGTCAAGGGCATCGACGGGCGCGTCAAGGAGGCCGTCCTCGGCTACCGCGGCTACACCGCCGACGAGCTCAAGCCCGGCAACTGACCGACCCCCAACCCCGAGAGGAGCCCCCCGTGCAGGTCAACGCCTACGCCATCGGCCCGGCCCGACGCCCAGTCCTGGACCGGGTGTGCGCCATTGCCGACCAGGCCGCCGCGCTCGTCGAGAGCGAGATGGGTGTGCGCCTGCTCGGGGTGGAACTCCTCGTCACCGGCACCTACTTCACCCGCCTCCTCGCCGGTGACGACGACGGCCTGTACGGCTGCACCTTGTACGGCCTCGACCGGGTCCTCGCCGTCGTCAACGCCCAAGCCCACCTCTACGACGCGTCCGAGGTCGACAAGACCGTCATTCACGAACTCGTGCACGCCGCGCAGATGCTGCGACCGGGTGTGCGGCGGGTCGAAAAGTTCCGCACCGAAGAAGCCTTGTCCCGGCTCCCGGCCGCCGAGCTGGAGCAGTACGACGCGCAGTGGGAAGACGGCGAAGCCCAGGCCTGCGAACTGGAGCGCCTCGCCGCCCACCTCAACCCCGCCGCCGGACCCGTTCGTGTGGCCCGGCGCGCACCCATCCACACCATCGCCTGACCCCGAGAGGAGTCCGCATGCGCCCGTACCTGATCACCGCGAAGCCCGGTCGGCTGCATCTCGCTGCCCGGTTCGCGGGCCGGTGGGCGCTGCGGGCCCTCGCCCTGGCCGTCATGTGCGCGCTCGGGGCGGTCGTGTTCGCGGTCCGCTGCATGCGTCCGGTCATCAACTACGCCGCCACCCGTATGGCGTGGCTGGAGCTGTGGGCCGCGTCGGTGACCGGGATCGGCCCGCTCGGGGCCGCACTCGGCTCCGGACTCACCGACGAGTTCATCCGCGAATTCCACAAGGCGCGCACCAGCGCGCCCGCCTGAGAGGAGCCCTACATGGGCCTGTTCAACCGCAACGTGCCGCAGAACCCGATCCGGCACGACGAGCACATCCGCCGCATCGAGGCGATCCGGGAGGTCAACCCCGACGCCGACGCAACGATCGTCGCCACCTGCCTGGAGGTCTCGAAGAGCGAGGCCAAGGCCTACCTGAAGGAAATCGGCGGCTGAGCAGCCCCCGACCCCACCCACCCGAGAGGAGCACTCGCATGAAGAAGTACAGCGTGACCTGGCCGACCCGACCCGAGGGCGTCTACACCCAGTTGGTGTACCTGGTGTACGCCGACGGCCCGACCGACGCGGTCCGGGTTGCCGCCGGACTGGACTGGCCGACCACCGACGGCTACTCAATGGCCTTCGACTACGAGCCCGAGGTGTGGCAACTGCGGTGGCCGTTCCGGCTCCGCTCGCATCACGTGGCGGGCCCGGACTTCGGCAGCACCGCCGCCAACGCCGTGGCGTTCGTGCCGGAGCCGCTCGACCTCGCAGCGCTCGCCGCCGAGGTCGTGTCCGTGATCCGCGTTTGCGACGCCCGCGGCAGCAGCAAGGACGAGGTCCGTGCCGCAGTCGGCCAGATCGTCGGCAACTTGCTCCCCGAGCAGGCCGAGCACGTCCTGGTCATCGTCGCCGCCGAGACCAAGGAGATCAACGCATACACGGGCGGGTGGGCCTGATGCCGATCACGTTGGGCGGCAAGAACACACCGCACTACACCCGCAGTTCGACCGGCCGCCGCACCACGTCGTGGAACCTCCCCGGCGGCTTCGGCTGGCGCAAGACGACCCGGCGGGGGAGGGGCTGACATGTGCCTGAACCGTCTCGTCCTGGTTGCGATCGGCGTCGCATCCGCCCTGGTCGCCTCCGTCACCTTGACCGCCGTCAGCACGCTCGGCGCCCCCACCGTCGTCACGGTCGCCGCAGCTGTCGCCGTGTTCTACGCGACCGCCTACAGCGCGGCCAACGCCACCGCAACCTTCATCGCCTACCGCGCCGCCCCGCGCGGCTGAATCCGAAAGGACACCATCGTGACCACCTCCGTCGAGAAGAAGGTCAACGGCTCGCCGCTGGCCTCGCCCGAGCCGCGGTTCGACCCGCGCGCGCTGGCCGAGGCGGAGGCGATCCGCACCCGGGCCGCCGCCGAAGCCGACGCGCTACGCATCAAGGCCGAGGGCGAGGCGAAGGCTGCCGAGATCCTCGCCGCCGAGCAGGCCGAGAAAGAACGACTCACCAACGAACGAGCCCGCCTGGCCCAGGAGAGGAAGCAGGCCGATCACGACGCCTACCTCGCCAAGAAGGCCGCTGAGACGGCCCGGTCCGAAGCTGATCGGGAGAAGGCAGACGCGGCCGAGGCTGAGGCGGAAGCTCTGGATGCGCGGATCGCCAAGGAGCAGAAGCGTTCGGAGCGCTGGTGGAAGTGGGGCGCCCGCGGCATCTATGCCGTCGGCTTGGTGATCGCAGCACCGGTGCAGTTCATGCACTTCTGGGACCCGCACCGCAAGTTCCTCATCGCTGCCCCGGCACTGCTCGAAGGCTTCGCCCTCGTCCTCGCGTTCGGCGCCGCATGGGCGGTTGCCCACCGGCGCGACGTTCGCCCCTACCGCGTCGGCATCATGGTTGGCGCCGTGATCGCCGCAGCCGTCAACCTGTACGGCGGCATGACCGACCCGGCGATCGGCCTCAACGCCGGCATCATCGGCGCGATCGCCTCCCTCGGTGGACCGATCGTGCTGATGACCTACGAGCACGGCATCGCGCAGAAGGTCGACGGGATCCCATCCGGCCGTGAGCGCCGGGCTGCCGAGCGCGCCAAGGCCCAGGCGGACGCCGCCCGCGAGAAGGCGCGCGCCGAGAAGCAGGCTGCCGATACGAAAGCGGCAGCCGAGAGGGTGGCCCGCGAGAAGGCCGCCGAGGAGGAGCAGACCCGCAAGGACGCCGACCGCGAGGCGACGCACGGCGACGTGTGGCAGGTCGCTGACGCGATCCGTTCCGCGCGCGGTTCCAGGTTCGTCACGGACCAGATCTGGGCCGAGTCCTGGTTCCTCGTTACCGGCTGCAAGACGGTCGGAATCCGTCCCGAAATCGAAGCTCAGTCGCGCGCCGCACAGGCCCACATGCGGACCGTCACTGAAGCGCCCGTTTTCGGCGAGTTCTCGCTGATCGAATCCCAAAAGGGTCCCCGCTCCAAGCGTGACCCGAACGCCCCCGACGGGCGCCGCAACAACGGCGGCACTCCGCCCGTCCGACGGGCCGGCGACAGCCAGCCGCCCAGCCCTATCGCCCGCACTCAGGCACGCCTTGAGCAGAGCACCCAGAAGGACCCGTCATGAGCCTCGAGATGAACCCGGAACTCCCGCCCGGCTGGGACCTGACGAAGGTGATCCCGGGCGAGCTCGAAGTCCCCGACGACCTGTCCGGGGAACTCGACGACGACATCGCGCCTGGCGTCCTCCTGCCCTACGAGCCCGCCTACCCGATGCTGCGGAAGACCGGGTCGGCGGCCATGGTCGTCGCCAAGACCACCGGGCGGGCGGTCGGTCTTTCGGTGCGCGGCAGCTGGACGGCGGCTCGCTGGTTCGGCGCCGGCGCCGGCGCCGTCTCCTTCCTCGGCTGGAGGTACCTGCGCTCCCACGACTATCAGGAGGCGATCGGCGGCGTCACCTCGTCGACCGACTGGCGCCGCAACACCGAGATCCGCCACCGGCGTTGGAAGTTCCTCGGCTGGGGCGCCGCCGCACTCGCCGCACTCAACCTCGCCGGCTGGTGGGCGCTCGTCGCCGAAGCGGGCATGACCGCCGCGGACTCGTGGTGGATCACGCCAGGCGTGCTCGCCCTGTCCGTGGCCTCCGCCGTCACCTGGTACGGGCACTACCGGCTCAACAACACCGGCCTTGCGCCCGAGCAGATCGTCGCCGAGCAGGACGACCCGACCAGCGACGAGCCGTTCCCGCTCGCGGTTGCGCAGTCGCCGGACAAGGTCGAGCAGTGCGTCACCCGGGCGCTCGCCTGGGAGGGCATCGACACCCGCGCGGTGCGCGTGCTCGGCTACCGTGGCTGGGGCTGGGAGATCGACGTCGTCCTCAAGGGGGCGGCGCCGGAGCAGGTCAACGCCGTAATGAGCAAGCTGGACTCCCACTTCGGCATCGGCAAGGGGCAGACCCTGTGCGAGCCGGACCCGGAGGACAACTCCCACCTCACGCTGCGTCTCGTGCAGTCGGATCCGTTCGCCGACATGCCCCGGCCGTCGGTGCACTCGCCGAACAGCCTGTCGGTGAAGGATGCGGTGGTGTACGGCCGCTGCATGGACGGCACCTTGCTGGAGATGCGCCTGCGCGGAATGTTCATGATGGTCATCGGTTCGTCCGGGTCGGCGAAGACGAAGGGGGCGCTGCGCTGCCTCGCCGAGGTCATCACCGCATGCCGGGACGCCATCGCCATCGAGATGGACCCGGTCAAGGACGGAATCCGCGAGTTCTCCGAGGTCATGGCGCTGCCGCCGATCCGTGGACCGAAGGAGTGCACGGAGAAGCTGCGCTGGCTGCGCGACATCGCCTCGGCCCGCAATCAGGTCAAGTCGGCCAAGGAGATGGGCGACCTGTGGGAGCCCACCCCCGAAGAGCCCGCCATCTTCGGCCTGATCGACGAGTTCATCTTCCTACCCAAGGAAGCCAAGGAACTCGCCATCGAGATCCTCCGCATCGGCCGCGAGACCGGCGTCTACCTCCTCTTCGCCGCCCAGGAAGCCACACAAGACTCCCTCGGTGACGCCATCGCCAGCGCCGTCACCTACCGGGTGATGCTCGCCGCGCGCAGCGAGGACATCCCCCTTGTCCTGGGTAAGGGGGCCTCCGCGGCGGGATACCGTCCCGACCGGCTGCGTCCGGCCGTCGACGACGAGCGGGTCTACGACGCCGGCAAGTTCTACATCGCTGGCCCTGGCTTCGACCGGCCCGTGCTGTGGCGGTGGAGCCGGTTCGAGCGTGACCAGATTCGGCAGGCCGTCAAGGACCGCAAGGACGCCGGACGTCCCTGGTTCGACCACGCCAGCCTCGCCGCCGCCAACCTGCTGCACGTGATCCGCCGCGATGGTGCGGCGGGCGAAGCGTCCCTGGCCGACCGCCTCGTCGCTCTCGACGAGCAGGGCGGTGTGGAGGATGCGGCGACGGTCGCCGTTCTGCTGCGGGCGTTCGGCGCGAAGACGTTCCTGCCGACGACCGAGGAACTGCTCCCCGCGCTCGGCGAGGCGGGCGTGCAGATGGACGCCAACGGCCTCTCTCAGCTGCTTCGGAAGCACGCCCCGTCGGTGACGGCGATCCGTCAGGAGTGGGATGGCCGGGCGCAGGTCCGCGGCTGGTCCCGAGAGTCTGTTGAGCAGGCCGCCGCAGGCCTGTTGGGCCCGACTATGGCCCGTCTACGGGCCGCCTAACCCCCGTCTTCACCCCGCCTATGGCCCGACTGGGCGATCAAGAGGAACCGCAGGTAGCCGGGCCATAGACGGGCCTTAGTCGGGCCAAAGACGGCCCATAGACACCCTATTGATCCACATATGTGAAGTTCTTGAGAAGGAGTCCCGATCATGGCAGCGAAGCGTTCCGCAAGGCGGCCGACCGCCCGCCGCAAGGCCCCGGCGCGCCGCCGCACCACCGCGACCGCCGTCCGGCGCACGCATCCCGCCCGGCGGGTCAAAATCCCGCGCGGCGGCCCGCTCCACGCCCGCCTCGGCACCTGGCTGGTGCTGCGGGTCATCGCCCCCATGGTCGACACCCACCGCGACGTGACCACCTCCCGCAAGGCCGCGGCCATCCGCCGCATCACCCACGAGAACTGCACCACCTGCCACGGCAACGGACAGATCGCCACCCGGGCCAAGGACGGAACCCTCACCGGATCCAAGCCCTGCCCCGCGAAGGGCACCAAGGCCACGGCCAGCAAGTGGGCCGTCTACAAGGCGAGCCGGTTCGGTGCCGACAAAGGCTCCGGCCTGATCGGCTGGAGCTGCCCCTGCGGCAAAAAGGTGAAGCCCCGCTTCCAGGACGCCAAGAAGGCCACCAGCGCCTTGCGGGCCCACGAGAAGCAGACGCACGGCGGGGCGAGCGTCGGCGGCAAGTGGTACGCGCAGCAGACCGCCGCAGCCGCCATGGCCCCGTCGCCGCCCACACCCGCACCCAAGACCAGCACCCGCAAGAAGCCGGCCAAGGCGACCGCCAAGGCTGCCACCCCGTAACCACTACCCGAAGGAGACCTCACCCCATGCTCGACCTGCCCGAGCCGACGCCCACCGCCGCCGCGGCCGGGCAGGCCACGCAAGCCGACCGCGACAACATCCGCCGCCTCTTCGCAGCCCTCGACGAGATCGGCACCGACAAGCCCACCGCCGTCCGCGTCGACGACGAGAGCATCCCGTCATTCGAGGACGGGCCTCGCGTTGGCACCACCCCGCCCGTCCTGCAGCCCGACAGCCGGATCGTGCCCGCCTGGGCGCTCGGAATCGCCGTCGGCTCCATCGGAGTCGGTGTCGGATCCATCGGCCTCGGCTGTGCGGTCTGGCTCGCCTGCAAGGGCCTGTCGTCGGTTATCCACAGCCTGTCCACCGTGACCCTGCCCGGTGTTCTGACCGTTGCCCTCCCGTTCGCCGGTTTCGCCATGGTCGTGACCGCCGTCGGGGGTGCCATCGGCAAGGCCAAGCGGGCCGTCGTGCCCGACGTGCACCACCACAACGGGCCCGAATATCACGAGCACCACACCACCAACACCCGGGCCGTCTGGGTCAAGAACATCAACCAGCGGTGACCTGCCCGGGCGCACGCAAGCCCCGGCCGGGATCGTCTCCGGTCGGGGCTTCCGTGTCGGGTACGGCGCGGGGCGGCCACCGGGCGCCGGTCAGCCCTCGGCGCTGCCCTTCCTTGATGAACGACTGTGTCCACGGGCAATGCCTGACACGCGCTCAGGCTTGACCCTGAGGGCGGGCGCCATGTCGGTGTAGCTGATTCCGTCGCGTTCATGGAGGGTGCGGACGACGTGCTGGCGCTGCTCCCGCAGCCAGCGTTGAAGGTCGGGGATGGCCTTCAATGCCTCGGTCAGGGCCTGGGCGCGCTCGATGCTCTCGGGGCCGGTGAGGGTGGTGAGCTGCTGAAACGGCTTGGGTGGAGTGTCCATGTGTCGAGTGTAGTGGGTACCCATGAAAAGATCTAGTGGGTACCCACTTGACATATTGATGGGTACCCACTATATTTGAGGTATCGCAAGACGGAACGACACCTCAACAGGGAGTTCACATGGCGAAGAGCCGGTTCAGCTTCACCCGCACGACCGAAGACCTGCGCGGCACCACCCTCAAGGAGAACCGCGACGCACTCCGAGAGGGCGGGCTCAGCGTATCGACCAAGATCCAAGACAACGGGAAGGTCGAATTCAACATCAGCGGCGACGAGGAGACCGTCTCGGTGTGGCGCCGGATGATGGGCTAGACCGAACCGTAGGGGGCCCGGGACAACCCGGGCCCCCTACGTAACGCAACACCCTTGCACCCGAATCAGTCCGGCCCCGCGACGAAAGGTCTCCCCGTGGACACGAACACCGCATTCCTCGCCTACGGCCTGCACGTCGGATCCGACGGCCAGGAGGTCGAACGGATCGGCGACGTCCTGGACACGATCAAGGACCGGTGCCCCGACGTGTGGTACGTGGCCGGCGGCTCCAACCAGGGTGAACAGATCTTCCTGGTCGCCTACAGCAAAGAGGTCGAGCCCGGCGAGTACCGGAGCGCGGCGGCCATCCCCCCGGAGCGGCGGGCCGGCTGGGACATCCAACTCGCGCACGCGATCCAGGCCCTCGGCTACAGCGGCTGGGACCGGCCCGCATGGCTGTGCTTCACCGAACTGTCCTGACCCGCCCCAAGCTCCCGACTGGCCACCGAAGAGCCCCGGCCGTCATCCTCGACAGCCGGGGCCTTCGTCATGCGCGGGACGGCGCGGGCCATCCAGCCGTTGCCGATCGTGTCGACGGGTCGCCGCGCCACCTCTAACCCGGCGTCGAGCAGGAATTGCAGACCGGCCGCCGTCTCCGCCTCGTCATCGCCCTGCACCGTGAAACGTAAGGCCATACGGGCAGTGTGGCGCGGGCGGTGGGGGAGCGGGGCGGGAATCGGGAAGCGGGCTACGGCTTGGGCCGCTCTGCTGCTAGCTCGCGTTCCTTCTTTCTGACCCAGTCGTGTACGGCCTCGATGAGGACGTCGGAGCGGGTGCGCCCGTCGGCCTTGACCAGTTCGTCCAGCCTCTTGCGGAGCGAGGTGGGGGGCCGGAACGAGACGCCGGGGGTCTGGCCTGTGGCGGGCCTGCCTGCCATGTTCCTCCTTCGGTTGCTGTCTTACATAAATTATCATCCACCTGCCCCGACGTATTGACAAGGGGATCCGATGGGCGCATTCTTGTATTACAGAAAGCGGCGGCGAGCAGGGGAGACAGGCCATGGCGCAGCAGTGGTGGACCGACGGCAAGCAGCACATGAACGAGGTCGCCGCCAGCAACGGCCACACCCTCACCTGGAAGCGCCGCCCCCGCCCCTCGAAGGAATACGCCCTGGTCTTCGAGGGCACCTGCACCGACTGCGGAGCCACCGTCTGCATCGACCGTTACTCGTCCAGCACCACCGGTGTCCGTGACGCCCGCAACGCGACCTGCACCGGGGCCGGTACCGCCGTGCTCACCGAGATCGAGCAGGGGCACGAGAACGAGCAGGCGGGCGAGATCGTCGGCGAGTACCTCCAGGCCCTGTCCGACGCCGGTATCACCTTCACCCGCGTCCAGGTCCCGTTCCGCAACCCGCTCGCCGCCGCCGACCAGTGCGGGCTGATGAGCAAGGACGGCTACACCTGCAAACGGCGCCTCAACAAGCGCGGCACCCACAACGGCAACGAGTGGGGCGGCCCCGACGGCCACGTCGGCACCCACCCCGACGACAACTACACGCGCCCGTTCAGCGACGACGACCTGCTGATGGCCTGACCCGCCCCGCCCGGCCTTTCGAGGCCGGGCTTCACCACCGAACCGCCGCCCGACTGGAGATCGCAGCCCATGAACCTGAAACGCATCATGCCCATCAACACGGTCGGCGGGCTCTCTCTGGGGCGGCGCAGCTGCGGCGTGCACTACGACCCGACGCAAACCCAGCGCGTCATCGGCGAGCACGTCTACATCTTCCGGACCCTGCCGGACCGGATCGACGTATGGCGCTCCGAGATGGCCGACGACCACGGCGGCTACCGCTGGACGCTCGTCCACACCTACCGCTGACACCGCCCCGCCGTCGCCCGCCTCGCCCGATCTCAAGGAACCGACATGGCCGACGTCAAGCCGAAGATGGACCAGTCCGAGCGTGCCGCCCGCGACCTCCTCAATCGCAAGGTCCGCGAAGGCGTCATGGAACGCCGGACCGCCAACCAGCTGCTCAAGGTCGCCTTGCCGTTCGTCCGCGCCATGCTCGCTCAGTGGCGGCGTGAAGGGGCCTCTCCGGAGTGGATCACGGGCGAGTTTCAGAGCAGGTTGACCAAGGCTCGGCAGCAACTCGGCACCGCCACCACCCCGGCCACTCAACTGCGCGCCAAGACCACCATCGTCGCCGCCGAAATGTACCTCGCGATCTGGACAGGACTTCAGGCCGACCTCGGCCAGTTCAAGTCTGACCGCCGGTCTGCCCGCGCGATCGAAGGCAAGCCGTGATCGCCCGCCCGCCGCGCACCATCCCCATCCCGGATGCGGTCGCCCTGCTCGCCGGACAGCAACTCCCGTCGCGTGTACGGGAAGCCGTCGCCGAGGCCGGACTGTGCGGGCGGCTGCCCACCGGGCGGACGCTGGCCGCCTGCCCGGCCGTGGCCCGCGTCGAACCCGCCGTCCGGCTGCACGCCCGGCTCGGGTGGGCCAACAAGCAACTCGCCGCCTGCAATCCGGGGCTGGTCGTCGGCTGGGGCGACATGCCCGGGCTGAGCACCCGACCCGAAGGAAACTGAACGCGATGATCTTAGAATCGACTGGCCAATGGTGTGCCGACCGCGACCACCCGTTCATCACCTACAACCCGCACGGTGACCGGAGTTACTGCCGTTGTGGCCAACGCCAGGAACCCGGCGCGCAGCCAATGGACTGGGAAGCGAAGCGCGAGATCTTCCACCACTGCAAGCCTGGCGACCCCTGCCAGTGCTACGTCAGTGGAAAGCCGACCAGGCGATGAGCGCTTCCGTGCCGTTCAACGGCGCCGCCCTCGCCGAGCCTCCGGTCCGCATCCAGGACGGCGTGGACATGTCGCACGACTGGGATGAGACCCCGGCCGAGGCCGCCCGCTATGACCGCCGGTGGGGCGACCGCGACATCAACCGAGACGAGGACTGACCATGCGCAACCGCGACGAGACGGTGGAAGCCCTCCGGACGGTCATCAAAATCCTGGACACCGACCACTTCCCGTTCGGGCCGCCCGCCACCGACTACGACATCCTCATGCGCGCCTGCTACGGGAACCTCCTCGCCCACAACCCGTCCACCGGGCGGTACGAACTCCTCACCCGGCGACTCCGACCCGAAGGCGCCCTCGACCACGCCCGCGCCCTCACCGCAACCGTCGTCGACCTGCTCGGCGGGGAACGCGGCGCCACCATCGCCGAAGTGCAGACCACACTCGGCAAGCTCACCGAGGAGGACTGATGGCCTCCCGCCCCCTGTCCGCGAAAGCGGCCCGCACCGTCATCGACGCCGCCGAGATCGTGAAAGCCCCCGACTGGTCGGACACCCGCAACTGGCATGCCGTATCCGGCGGGCAGGTGTTGGTCGTCGTCGAACCGTCCTACGGAGGGACTTCACGCACGGGCCGCAACGGGTGGCTGTGGTGGCTCGCCGACGGAGGCCGCACCCGGCACGCCCCCGAAGCCACCCGGGAGAAGGCCGCCGTTGCCGGGCTGCTCGCCTGGGAACGGCGGGCGACGAGGAAGGAGACCCGATGAGCTCCACCGATCGGCCGCACCGTCACGAGTCGACCGACGTCCTCAAGGCAGCCCTCGCGCGCACCAGCGCCGACGCCCGGCGGTACGCCCTGACCGGACCGAAGCAGCACGAGGACGCCTGCCACACGATCGCCGACCAGTTCCTCGACGAACTGGAGCAACGAGGAGAGCTGGCCCCGTGACCGCCCTACTGCGCCAATGGCCCGCAATGTCAACCCATGCGGCACCATTGGCTCAGTAGTGCCCCCGTTTCTCGATCCACCGCCGAGGAGCCGCACCATGCACGACCACACCGACGACGACTCCGGCTACATCTGGCCGACATGCGTCACCCCCCGCTGCGGCCGGCAGCTGTGGGCCGACGAACTCGACCGGTGGGCTTGCCGGCCCTGCGGCGACGCCACCCTGGCCCGCATCGCCGAACTCCCCGCCCTCTTCCGGCAGATGGACACGACCGCGGCGCTGATGCGCGGCGCTCGACGTCCGGGCGGTGGCGGATCCGGCTCGAAGACCCCGCCGATCCCGCCCCGCCTCGAAGTCCTCTCCCTCGTCGGCCCGGGCGGCGTTGCGGCCCGGTTGTCGGCGATCGAGGACGCGTGGAGGCAGATGCTCGGCTGGACGGTCGCCCCGTGGCGCGGCAGCCCGGCGCAGGCCGTCCCGCAGCTGGCTGGCTTCCTCGCCAACAACCTGCCGTGGGCGTGCGGCAGTTACGAGGAGGTCGGGCAGGACATCGACGACCTGCGGCGGCTGCACGGCGAGATGAAGGCCATCGCCGACGACGAGCGGCGGCCCGGCAGGGTGCAGATCGGGGCGTGCCCGGTGCGGCTCGATGACGGGCCGTGCTGGACGCCGCTCACCGCCCGCGCCGACAGCCACCGCGTCCACTGCCCGAGCTGCAAGACGAAGTGGGAGACGATCGGGGAGTGGCGGGAACTGCGGGCCGCACAAGAAGCCGTGCTCGCCGAAGCGGCAGGAGTGGCGGCATGACGGATCGCGACGAGGCCCGGCAGCGACTGATCGACACCCTCAACGAAGAGCACAACCCCTCCTACTTCGGCGACGATTCACGCGATGCCGAGCAGCTCGTCAACGACTTCGCCCACGAACTCGCCGAGCAGATCCGCAACGCACCCGAGCCCTCCCAGGCATGGGACGACCACTACTTCAAGGGCGAGGAAAACGCAGCGAATCTGATCGACCCAGAGGTGCAGCCATGAGTGAGCGATCCGAGAACTTCATCTGGACCAGCGGCATCCTGACCCTCGGCCTCGCCGGCTTGGGCACCGGGGCGTGGGTGACTGCAGTCGGAGGCAGGTACATCGCCCCGGGAGTGTTGGCGATGCTCTGCGGACTCTTCCTGATCTTCATGGCCTTCGCGGGGCGGCGACACGAGGATGGTGTTGGATCGTGAGCGACGACTTCGTAGCCCGCTACTACCAGTACCACCGGCTCTACGAAATGCCCTGCGAGGACATCGAGGACGCGATCGGCTTCCTTGCCGCAGGAGTCGACAATGGGAAATGTGTTCCGGAGGACGTCACCCAGCCGGACGGGACCGTGATCCTGGACCATGCGCAGACCCTCAGGCGCATCGAGGCGACGCTCGAAGAGTGGCATCAGGAGACGCCGTGAGCGATGTGTACGTCGTCACGGAAGACACTGGATACGACGTCGGCCTCGTCGTCCGTGGCGTGTTCAGCACCCGACAGAAGGCCGACGCGTGGATTGAAGCCAGACGCGCCGAGCACGCCCGCAGAGTCCGCGAAGGGAACGCCATCCAGTGGGGCGCTCCGGCGTATGACGTCGAGGAGTATCAGGTCGACCCCGGCGCGGAAGGGCAGACGACGTGAACGAGACGAGCCCCGCTAGCCCTGATCAGGCGAACAGCAAGTGCGGCCACCCGCCCGCGATGGACGTTGAGTGCGTATGCCACTGCGTCCGTTGCGCTGACCCTCGCATCCCGCGCGGGGAGCCGGGCTTCTGCATCTGCCCGCAGTGCACGATCTGCCGTGTCGAACCGCACGAGAAGCACGGACATACGCCGTGAACGAAGCGAGCCCCAACCAGGGCCTGTTCAGGATCTACGCTGCCGCCTGGCTCATGGGTGCCGCCATGGTCGTCGCGGTCGTCTTCACGGCGTCCGACCTGCCCAAGCTCGGCGTCGCTGTCTACCTCTGCATCGGACTGGCCCTGTGGGCGGTCGACATGGTGCTCACCAACGGCAGGCCCCGAGGCGGGCACGGGCTCTCGCACGCCATGCTCACCGCCGCCTTTGCGCTCATCTGGCCGCTGGTGATCGTGGGGCTGGTCGTGTACCTCGGAACGGCCGTGGTCCAGGCGGCGAGGCAATGACAGCTCCGCCGTGGGGCCACAAGCCGCCGCCCGTCGACGACGTCACCGCCTACTGGGATGGCGCCACGCCCGCCATGTCACCGCGCTGCGGCTACTGGCTCACACGCCACCACGAAGGTACCTGGCGGGCCAACCGATGGATTCGGCGCGAGGGGTACCACGCGGCAGCCGAACGGCTCGGGGTGTGGATCTGGGAGTACCTGCGGGTTATCCGGCCGCTGTTCGACGAGGAAGACGCATCGCGTCCCGTGAGGGACTGAGCTGCGCGATCTACTTGTCAGCAGATCAACGGGCACTGTATCTTCCGTACCGAAGGCTCGAAACCTCCGTCACAAAAGCCACTGAGACCCCCACCGTGAACACACCGGTGGGGGTCTTCGCGTACCAGCGGGAGGTGTCGTGGTCGCCTACCCCAACCCGCCCGCAGACGAGATCCACTTCGAGTCCGTGCAGAGCGACGAACGCGTGCTCGGCGACCAGCGGCAGGCGGCCCTCGCCGCCGGGGTCAAGCCCGGCACCATCCAGGTCTGGGTGAGTCGCAAGAAGATCGAGCCGGTCTTCACGGGCCCGACGGGGCCGATCTTCCACCTGCCCACCGTCAAGAAGGCGGCTAAGGGCGGCTCGGCTCACAGGCATCCCACGCCGTGGCTCAACAGCCAAGGCCCCCACGCCCACGCCGCCTGACGGCCACAGTCTCCTGCGCGCGGTGGCGCAGGCGGGCCTTGAAGCGCCCCGCGCTCGGCCCCACCGTCCGCCCGGCCCTGGAGGGGACCGGGCGGACGGACAAACCCTCCCCCGACCTGAAGGAGACGGCCGTGGGCCGCTACCGCAAGAAGCCGATCGAGATCGACGCCATCCAGTTCACGGGCGACAACGTCCACGAGATCTGGGACCAGTTCGGCGCCGACGGCATCTACGGGCCCACCGAGAAGAACCCGGACTGGCTCATCCTCACCACCGTGCACGGCGACGAAGCGCCCGCACGGAAGGGTGACTGGGTCATCCCGGACGGCAAGCCGGGGACGTTCTACCCCTGCAAGCCCGACATCTTCGAGAAGACCTACGACGCCATCTGAGCCCGGGGCTGGCCGCTCATCCGAGTCCCGGACGTTCCGCCGCCCACACCACCCCTGACGCGGGCGGCGGAACAGCCAACCCGAGGAGCAGCATGCGCCGCCCCGTCATCACCGCCCTGTTCGTCGCCGCGTTCCTTATCGGGCCCGTCGCCTGCACCCACGACGATCCGGCGTCCACGCCCAGTACGACGCGGCCGACGGCTACCAGGACGCCCACCGTGACGCCGAGCCCCTCGCGCACACCGACCGCGCCGCCAGCCAGTCCGACAACGGACCCAAGCCCCAGCGAGTCGACGCCGGCGAGTTCACCGACCGGAGCGTCGTAGGAGGCAAACCGCATGCTCAACGTCCTCTGCTACACGGCCGGGCTCATCCTCCTGGTGCTCGCGGCCGTCCTCCCGGCGAACGTGCAGCGCGACCGCCTCGCCTACGCCGGGCTCGCGTTCTGGCTGCTGCCGACGACCGTGCATGCCTTGCAGAACCATTGACCAACCCGCCCCATACGCCTGCGGCTTGATCACCGCAGGAAGGAAGCCCCGAGTTCCTGGCTCGGGGCTTCCGAACAACCAGGAAGGCCCGCACTCATGACTCCGCCCGACAGCGAACCGATGGCCGCCGACGACCTCTGTGAACACTCCTGGTCGTACAACAAGCCAGCCCACGCCACGGCTTCAGTCCGCATCTGCTCCCTCTGTCACGCGATCGACGGCGAAGACCTCATGCGGACGCTTAACGAGTACGCGCAGGAGTACGCCAAGCTGTACAGCCCGAAGCCCGTCAGCCTCATCTATGGGCACTCCGACGGGCAGACGATCAGCGTTGTGGATCAGGACGGCGGCATGCCGAAGGCTCCCCGCGAACGGGCCCTGCTTCGCGCGCTGCTCATCCACACCCTGCGGGCAGTCGACGAGCGCGACCATCCACTGCGGCTCGTCAGCCTCCCCGCCGACCCGCACTGATCAACTGCCGAGCGATGCCGCGAACTCCCCGGCCTTCGCCTCGGCTGCCGTCACCGTGATCTGCCCCCGGTGGCTCACCTCGACCCGGTAGAACTTCGAGCCGCCCGGAACATCCGGCACCCGCACCGGGAACACGCACGCCGCCGCCTTCGGCTTCCCCGTGCCGAGCGCGCCGGTTGCCACGACCTTCCCCGCCGAGTCGTACACCGTCACGCTCGCACCCGCCGCAATGTCCTCGTAGCCGCTGTACCCGGTGCAGTCCTCGGACGTGTCGCCGACCGGCACGTTGTCACCCGTCAACGTGATCACGCCGGTGAGCGTGAACGGCTTCGGGGCGGATGAGCCGCCGCCCGACAGGCCCCACGCCAGGCCCACGGCGCACGCACCAACAGCGAGACCAGCAAGGCCAGTTACCAGCGGATGAGGCCAACGCCCCGCCTTCACAGGCGGCGTCACGGGAATCGGCGGGGTGGCAGGCATATCGGTCGCATCAGACATGCGCCGAATCATGACAGCGCCAACACCCGGCGTACACGCCAACGGCCAGACCGAACCCGCGCCACGCGGCGCACAACCCGAAGGAGGCCGCGTGGCCGACGAACACGTCATCACCCTGGCCATCGAGGCGTCGGGTGAAGTCACGCCCGCACCCACCACGGAACAGGCAGGCACCAACGAGGCCGAGCCTCGCGACGACGAGGAAGGCATGACCGATGGCTGAAGGCCTGTCCACGACGCTGGTGTCCAACTGGCTCAATACCTTGCGTGCTGCGGGCGCGGCTTTCGGCCCGGTCGCCGCCGAGTACGCGCAGCTCCACACCGCCAACCCGGGTGCGGCCGGCACCACCGCCATCTCCGCTGGCTCCGCGACCCGCGTCATCTTCACGCACGCCGCGTCGTCCGCCGGCTCGGCGCTCGCGCTCACCGGCACCAACCCGGCGTGGACCAACGGCGGGACGAGCGAAACGATCACGGACATCTCCGTGTGGACCGCGGTGACCGGCGGCACCTTCCTGTACTCGGTGCAGCTCACCGCCTCGAAGGCGTGGGCGTCCGCCGACACCTTCACGCTGACGAGCCATTCCGTCTCGCTAAGCCCACAGGCGGCCTGACCCCCTGACGGGGAGGACTCATGACGTCCTTCGCCGATGACTTCAACCGGGCCAACGGCGCTCCAGGGTCCGGGTGGGTAGATGCGACCGGCCTCTGGACCATCGTCTCCAACCAGCTCTCCTCGGGAAGCGCCGGCGGCACGATCATCATTCGTGCCGCCACGGCGATGGCCACCTCGGATAACTCGGCGCAGATCACCATCGCCGCCACCGGGGCCGTCTCCCACGGCGTGTTCTGCCGCGCCAACACCGGTTCCGGCTTCACCAGCGGCTATCTGTGGCGCAACGATGGCACCTCGTGGAACTTGTTCTCGAACGTCGGCAGCTCGTTCACCTCCCTGGGCTCCTTTGCCGGGGCAGCCGTAGCGGGAGACGTCGCCAAGATCACGGCTGTCGGCAGCACCATCACGGGCTACGTAAACGGCGTCGCGCGCGTAACGGTCACCAACACGGCCGTCACCACCGGAACCGGCCTAGGCCTTCGCGCCGAGTCGTCGAACGTGCTCCGATTCGACGATTTCGCCGGGGCAGACGTCACATCCGGCACCACAGGCGACGCGGCGCTGTCCGGCACCGCAACACTGACTGCGGCCGGCCTGCGCGCCACAACCGGCGGCGGTGCACAGGCGGCGACAGCCAGCCTGACCGCCGGAGGGGTCCGGGCAACTGCCGGCGGCGCAACCGTGGCCCCCACCGCCACCCTCACAGCCGGCGGCCTGCGGGCCACAGCCGGGGACGCGGGCCTGTCATCCTCGGCGAGTCTGACGGCCGACGGTACTCGTGCCGCGTCCGGGGCAGCGAGCCTTGCTGCGACGGGGTCCCTGGCCGCCAGCGGTTTCCTCGGCGCCACCGCATCCAGCAGCACGACGGCCACCGCCAGCCTGACCGCAGCCGGACAGGTGGACCACCCGGCGCAGGCCGCACTCGCCGCCTCGGCCGGGCTCGCCGCGAGCGGAACACGCGCCACCCAGGCAGACGCGGGGCTTCCCGCCACAGCAGGTCTGACCGCTACCGGGCAGACGGCGACCGTCGGCGACACCACCCTCACCGCCGCGGCGGTCATCACGGCGACCGGACAGCGAGGCGCCCTCGCCGACGCAGCACTCGCCGCTACCGCCGGCCTGGCCGCGCAGGGACAGGTCGCGTACAGCGCCGCCGCCGCCCTGGCAATAGCAGCCACGCTCACGGCTGGAGGAGTCACAGGCGCGGCTCCCGTGCTCGGCGACGCCGCCCTGAACGCGACGGGCACCCTCACTGCGGCAGGCGCCCGCACGACGGCAGCGGGGGCTGGTCTCAACGCCGCCGCGACACTCGCAGCAGCAGGGAACAAGGCAACCGCCGGAGCTGCGGCCACCGCCGTCACGGCCATCCTCGCCGCCAGCGGGACCCTGATCTCCACCCGCGACGACATCGACGTCACCGTCGGCGCCCCCTACAGCCCGTGGTCCGTCGGTGCTCCGCAGCGTGAGACGTGGCCCGTGGCCGAACCGAAGCCCGCACCCTGGCTCGTCGGCCAACCCCAGTGAAGGCGGTGGACATGCAACTTCCCGCCACCACCACCGAGTTCATTCACGTCCCCGTCACCCCGCCGGTCGGAGTCGACGTCACCGGCATCCCGCCCAAGCTGGCGATCCTGCCCGTGAGCAACCGGGCCAACCCGACAGTTGGCGACTGGATGACCGGGACGTGGGGCGCCGGACCGGAAGCGCTACTCCTCGTCGGGCCCGACGCGGGCGCGGTCACCCTGACCGTCGGCGACTACCGGGTCTACGTCAGCTTCGATCCGCCCGGCAGCGAAAACATCGTCCGCCAGTCCGGCTACCTCAGCATCACCTGAACGGAGACCAGAACCGTGGCCACCCCGAGCGTCGGCATGACCGTGCACTACGTCAGCTACGGCACCCCCGGCGGCGAGTACACCTCACAGTGCCGGGCCGCCATCGTCACCGCAGTCCCTGACATCCTCACCGACGGCCTCTACGGCAAGGTCCCCGACGCGCACCTGTGCGTGCTCAACCCGGAGGGCTTCTTCTTCAACAAGAACGTGATCTACGACGAGCCGCAGCTCGATGAGCACGGCCACCCGGGACTGCGCGGCGGCACCTGGCACTGGCCCGAGCGCAGCGAGTAGACGGCACCCCCCCATCACGCCTGCGGCCAGCTACCGCAGGAAGGAAACCCCGGCGTTCCTGGCGCCGGGGTTTCCGCACACCCAGGAGACGAACATGGCCCGCTTGCAGATCCTCCAACTCCCCGCAGGTGCCGGAGACGACCGGCCGCCGTTCGTGCTCGTCGTCGACGAGACCGTGCCCCAGCGAGTCGCACTCGGCCCGGACACCCCGTTCCGCGACTACTGGGAAGAACTCGCCCTACAAATCGGGGCGCGAGGCGTCATCGTCACCCCTGAGACCGTCGACATCCCCGCGAACGAACTGCTTCCGGGCTCGACGGGCGCGCGCGTCTACCTAGGCGACATGGAAGTCGGCAGCGTCAGCAGTACCGACTCCACCGACCGGGCGACGGAAGCCGAGTCCAGGCTGAAGGCCCTGGCTGGCGAATATGCCGCGCTTCAGGAGCAGCTCAACGACGCCCGCATGTGGGCCCGGCATGGCTACGAGATCGGGCAACGCCACTGCGGATGGTCGGACCACGGCGTCGCACCCGACTGGCTCACCGAAGGCTGGCCGTACAGTTTCGACTCCTGCGAACACCTGAAGCAGGCTGCGGAGTACGACGAAGCGCTGACTCGGGTACGCGGCCTACATCGACCCGTCGAGCATCACGGGCAGACCATCTGTGCGGAATGCTCCGGTTATGGAGGGCAGAGCACCGACAACGCGCCTGTCGCCCACGACAAGTGCGGCACACTCCGAGCGCTCACCGTGGATAGTGCAGACGAGCCGACGGTAAAGCCGTGAGGATCCGCCGTCGCAGGCCCGAGCCGCAGCCTGCACCGCCGCGCCCGAACTACACGGCGATCGCCGTGATGGAACACGACGAGTTCGGCATCCAACCCGAACCCGGAACGGCCGCAGCGTTCGTCATCGGGCTGCGCAAGGCGGTCGCGAACTGCACGGCGCATCAACCCGTCGACACCACACCGTTCGCCCAGGTTGGACGGCGAGGCGTGTGCACGCGGTGCGGCTGCGACATGGTGCAGGACGGCGACGGCCAGTGGGTCAAGACGTAGGCAGACCAGTAGCGGCCGGAGGATGACGTGGTCGACCTGCACGTCGTACCCGTAGACGACCTCGTCGAGCACGACACCAGCATCGACGCCGCCTGCGTCTGCGTCCCAACCGATACGCCCGTCGAGCAGGAAGACGGAACGATCCGCTGGCTCGCCGTCCACCACAGCCTTGACGGGCGTGAACTGTCGGAGGCGACGTGAGCGACATCGATAGCAGCTTTGTCCTCGTCACGAGTGAGGCGCCCTACCTGCTCGACTTCACCCCGAAGCCGCAGACGATCACCATCACGGGCGCAGACAACGCTCCGCTCGTCACCATCCACCCCGACGGCACACTCGACTACGGGCCTGACTACACGCCCGATGCGGCAGCCCACGCATTCTGGGAAGCCATGCGGTGCTACATGCCAGCGCGGTGCGAACGGTGCGGGCACGAGCTGACGTGAAGAAGCACAAGCCACCCAACCGCCAGCCTCGCGGGCCACGCGCCACACTGCCCAAGCCGATGGATGTCCGGCCGCCGCTGTGCGGACCCAACCCGTACCCCGAGATCAGCGGCGACCCGGCGTGGGCGCACGACCACAACATGTGCGGCTGCTGGCATCAGTACGACGAATGCCCGTGCAGCCTCGTTGCGCACGAAGCGGCGCACCTCGCGGCCGGATGCCCCTGCAAGTTCTACGGAGAACGATGACCGCCAACCCGGCAGGCCTCACCTACACCCTCCACATGGCCACGACAGACGGACGCCTCGCCATGGTCGACATCACCGAAGCCGTCACCCGCGCCCACTTCGTCGTCACCCAGGCCGACGGCACACTTGGCATCACCGGCATCCACGACGCACTCCCCGGAGACGCCGACGCCAGCGCCGCCCACCGCATCATGCTCGTCACCTGCCAGAACCCAGCAGGCAACGGCCAAGTACCTATGACCGTCGACCCCGAAGCCGCGCGGGTGCTCGACGTCATGAAGGCACAGCGGGCCAACGCCGGACGCTGACGAACGGGTGGGAGGCAGGCATGGCCGACGATCGAGCAAGCGCCAAGCTGCAACTCCGCACAGCCCCGCGCTCAGCAGGCGGGTACCGGCCGCGCAGCGACTGCCGCACCGTCCTGGAGTACTGGCTGCGCTACGCCATCAGCGAGCCGTGCGACTTCACCTACTGTGCCCCGCGACGCATCGCGTGCAGCCTCCTCGGATGGCACAACACCACCTGCGTCGGACGGTCAGCACCGCACCCACGGAGCTGGTGACCATGCCCAGGCGGACAGGCTGGCGCGTGTGCTCGACACCGGGATGCCCGGAGTTCTCGCAGGGCGGGAAGTGCGACGACCACCGGCGCGAGGCAGAACAGCGACGCGGCACCGCACGACAGCGTGGGTACGGCAAGCAGCACGAGCAGAGGTTCAGACCCGGCGTCCTCGCACGCAACCCGACATGCGTCTGCCCTGACGAAGGCCACGACCACGGCTCACCCTGCGGCCAGCGATCCGTACACGCCGACCACTGGCCACTCGACCGCAAGGCGCTCGTCGCAGCAGGCCTCGACCCCGACGACCCCAAGCGCGGGCGCGGGCTCTGCGGGCCATGCCACTCCAAAGAGACGGCAGCCAACCCCGAGCAGCAAGGCGGATGGGCGCGCAGATAGGTGACCGGCAACACCGTTGCCCCGTCCCGCAATTACCCCCGCAATGCGGGCTGACCTGGGACAATAAAGCAAGGACCCCGGCGAGTGCGTCAACACTCCCGGGGCGTGGCCGAACCTGATGAGAGGTACGACTTGCAGAACGATAGCAAGTGTCTCGCGTGCGAAGCTCTGCTCCCTGCGAGCAGAGGCAGCCGCCCGCGACGGTGGTGTTCCGACAAATGCCGTAGCTGGGCTCGACTCAATCCCGGGAAGAAGCGACCGTCGGGCCGGGTGTGTCGAGGGTGTGGCGTCGGCATCGACCACTTGATCACCAAGGCGATCTACTGCACCCAGGCGTGTGGCCAACGGCTGCGCGACACGGATGCCAAGGTCCAGCTCCCGACGCGCCCGTGCAGGCAGTGCGGCAGATCGTTCCAGCCTTTCCGGTCCAACAGCTCGTGCTGTTCGGATAGGCACTACAGGACGTGGCGCCAGAAGCAGTGGAGCGCAGCGAACCCGAAACTCGTCAGGCTTAGGCGCGCCGAACTCCGCGCTCGAATGACAGAAGAGCAGCGACTCAGGGAACGGGCGCGACAGCGACTCCTCGCCCAAGTTCGCCGAGCGCAGAAGAAACTCTCGCTGCACTTGCGCTTCACTGACGTGCAACTGGCTCAACGGATGGCGATGTTCGCTGGCTGCTGGATGTGTGGCGGCCCGTTTGAGCACATTGATCACGTGAAGCCGTTGGCCGCTGGCGGCCCACACATCCTCGCGAACCTTCGGCCGGCCTGCGCTCCGTGCAACCTGAGCAAGGGGAGTCAGTGGCCGCTGCGGTCGCCGCTGATCATGGCTGGTCGGCGAGTCAGGGATGAGCCCGCAGCAGCCCTCTAGCTCCGAGGTGCGGTCGGGCAGTCGTCGCACTCCGTAGTCAAAAGCCCCCTCTGGACCCCAGGGGGTGACGGTCTAGATGATCCAACCGGGAC